TGTATTAGCTGGTGTTACAATTAAGCCAGGAGAAGTATTAAACTTCTCAGCAGATGCGATAAACAACTTCTTTGATTCATTTGCTTACAATGCTACTGGAACTGAGTTTATAATCATTTATGTCGCATAACTATGCCTGTTATCTTAGGTGGAAATACTGGTATTTATTTAGCTTCTTTAGCTCCTGCTGTTGACCCCGATGCACAAGCATTCATAACAGCGGCTGCAATAACAGACCCTACTCAACAAGCGGCTATTAATACTTTGGTAGTTGACTTGAAGGGTTATAACATTTGGACTAAAATGAAAGCAATTTATCCAATGGTCGGGGGAAGTAGCACAAGTCATTCTTATAATTTGCGTAATACAGCACAATATCAAATAACTTGGAATGGTGGTATAACGCACAGCTCAACAGGTGTTTTACCTAATGGGACAAATGGTTATGGTCAAACAGGTTTTTCGTTTGATTCAACAACAGCATTAAGTAGCCATATTTCAACTTATATTAGAACTAACTCAACTACTTTAGGGTGTGAATTTGGTAGTGGAAATAGTGCAGGAACAGAAGAGTGTTTTATTGTAAGAAGTGGAAGTACATATTTAAACAATCAATGCGATGCGCAAACGGGAAGATTAAACCCAAGTGTTGCTGATTCAAGAGGTTTAATTTTAAACAGCAGAACAGCTAATAATACTTGGAAAACTTATAGAAATGGAAGTAGTTTAGGTACGGGAACAAATATAAATTCATATACTGGAGGTTCTTCTTATATTTTAAATTTATTTAGAAGAGGCGGTGTAGGAACAAATGATTTATATTCAGCAAAACAATGTGCCTTTGCTTCAATAGGAGATGGTTTAACAGATACCGAAGCGGCTAACTTTTACACAGCGGTACAAGCATTCCAAGTGGCACTTTCCAGAAATATTTAATTATAAGATATGAAACTAAACGAATTAACAAAAGAACAAAGACTAACTTATGTAGGTTTGCTTACTGAGTTACAAAAAGACGAATTAATCGGTCAATGGTATGCACCAGATAGCTATTTCAATCCTATCCAAGATGTTAACGACAATTGGGTAATATCAGTTGAAGAAATGGAGCAATGCGTTAATCCAGATTATCTTTGGGTTAAAGACCTTGATTTAATTCCTTACGAACCAAAACCAACACCACCACCTTTTGAATGAGTACACAGATAAACATATTATCTGCTAATCCTTATACTATAACAGGAGGTTTATTTGCTCAAACAGCAAACAGTACTCCTATTACTAATACTACAGTAGAGACATCTCTAATTAATGGAGGAGTAGGTAGCTTATCTGTTCCTGCTAATGCTTTTAAAGTAGGTGATAGTTTTAGAGTTGTTACAGCTGGTGTATTAAATGCTGCTAATAATCAAACTATAAGAATAAGAGTCAAGGCTGGTTCTATTGTATTACTAGATAGTCTTGCTCAAAACATTACTAATATTACTAATGATGTATTCTCTTTGAATGTAGATTTTACTGTTAGACAACTAGGTGGCCCTGGTGTAGCTTCTATAGTCTCATTAGGTACATTTCATTATGCTAAGACATCTAACGCTAGTGTTCAAGGATTTGCTTTTAATGTAGTTAACAATACCACCTTTGATACTACTATAGCTAATACATTGAATATAACAGTACAATGGGGAGCGGCAGATCCAGGTAATAGCATTTATAGTGATATATTTATTTTAAACAAAACATATTAATGGGAGCTAGTATATATTTAGGTAAGGTATTAAGCGCAGGAACTAAGGGATGTAATATAATACTTCCTGCTGTTGCTTCTATTGATCCAGATGCGCAAGCATTTCTAACAGCTGCTGGTATTACTGATGCTACTATATCAAGCGCTATTAATACTTTGGTAGTTGACTTGAAAGGATACAACATTTGGACAAAAATGAAAGCTTTGTATCCATTTGTAGGGGGTACTTCAACTTCAACAAGTTACAATTTAAAGAACACAGCACAATATCAAATTGCTTGGAACGGTGGGTGGACTTGGGGAGCAAATGGAGTTAATGGAAATGCGGCAAATAGTTACGGCAATACTGGTTTTATTCCAAGTGCGGTAACGGCTCAAAATTCATTTGCTTATGGTTTTTATTCAAGAACAAATAATGATTCTTTAACTGTTGATATTGGAGGTGTTGGTTCCAATGGTATTTATGATGTTTTTTACGCAAGATATTTAAATTCTATCTATAACACTATAAATTCAGGTTTAATATATACTACATCTGCCAACACAAACTCACAGGGATTTTATATAGGAAGTAGAACAGCGGCAACTACAATAAAAAACTATAAAAACGGAACTTTATTAACTACTGGCACGACAGCAAGTAGTGGAAATTGTAATGCTGAAATTTGGCTTGGAGGCTTCAATAATAATGGAGGTTTACAATATCCTACGAATAGACAATATGCTTTATTTTTTATTTCAGACGGCTTAACAGATACCGAATCAGCTAACTTTTATACAGCGGTACAATTATTTAACACAGCCTTGGCTCGCCAAGTGTAATATTAATTTGAATAAGTAAAAATACATAGTAATTATTTTTTTAGTAAATTTGCTTAAACAATTAATTATGATACCACTTACAGGTCAAATACTAGAAATGATAAAGAAGCATGGAGCTATTGGAGTTCTTGCTTTATGGTTAGGATATACACACTTTGAAGTTCAAGATTTAAAAGATAGATTGTTTCATTGTTTAGAGGGGCGTGAATACACCATAAGTAAAGACAAGAAAGAAGAACCAATCATTCCTGAAAGATCAGATTCAGTAGCTATATTGACAGAGGATGGAAAACGACTTGTACGTAGATAGTTTATTGAAAGCTGACAGCTTAATAAGCGTTAATTACATTCAAGATATAGAAACTATTAATCAAATAGATAATACAGGTGTAGTTGTTTTTATTCTATTATTTATTGTAAGTTTGTATATAATTTATAAAAATAGAAAATGAAACTTAGCGAAAACGTAACGATAGCTGAATTTGAAGCATCTCCCACAGCAACAGCAAAAGGCATTGCTAACAAAATGAATGCAGCACAAATTGAATCTGCAAAACTATTATGCACTAAAGTATTTCAACCAATTAGAGCGAAAGTAGGAAAGCCTATCAAAATAAATAGCGGCTTCCGTTCTGCCGCACTTAATAAGGCTATAGGTGGGAGTACTACCTCTCAGCATTGTAAGGGTGAAGCAATGGACCTTGACTTGCATGATAAGGCTTTATTCATTTGGATAATTGAAAACTTAGATTTTGATCAAGCTATTTTTGAAGGCGGAACTGAAAATTCAGCTGGTTGGTTTCACATTAGCTACAAGAAAACAGGCAATAGAAAACAGGCTTTAAGAATGACAAACGGAAAATACTCACAATTTAAAAAATAATCATGGCAAAGAAAATTAAGATAGACACACCTAATGTGGATATAGAAAAAGATGGAAAGAATGTAAAGATTAGCATTGACACTAAAGATGTTGATGTTACTTTCATTAAAGACGAACTAAACAAAGAGTTTGTATATGATGGTAAGAACATTGACATTGACATTAAAAAAACTCCAGAGGGGTTAGATGTTAAGATTGATGCTAAGCCTGGTATATGTACTCTTATAGCTAAGAGAATAGTAAAGCTTATCTTGAGAAGATTTAAGAAATGAGAAATAAACTAGCAGGCACGAAAAGAGGAAAGAGTAGAACAGCAAAGTTCTATCAAGAGAATCCAGATGCTCGTAAGAAAAGAGACGAGTACAATAAGGAATATCATAGTACTCCTGCTAGGAAGAAATATAGAGCTATATTACAAGCTATTAACAGAAAGAAAAAAACTCATGGTAACGGAGATGGGATGGATGAAAGTCACATCTCCAAAACCAAGACTGTAAAACAAGCACAGTCTAAGAATAGAGGCGACAAGAAACGTCAATTCTTTAAATGATAATCGGATTTCTACCGATTAATACGTTACTTCTAGAGCAAGTTTAACAGAAGGAAAAGTCTCTGCTATTTTTTTAAGAAGGAGAAGCCCATGAGGACCTCTCCCTTCTTCAACTTGTATAACGACCTTTGGTTTAACACCTATCTTATCTGCAAATGGATCTACATGCATCCTAAGATGTTGTATTCTTATCATCTGAACAATCTCACCTATATCTTCTGGTGTTGCATCTACTTGGTACGTTTCCATATTTTATAATTTAGAACGGTAAATCTGAGCTATCTTCCATAGAATCAAGCACTTGCTTACCAGTTTTAGGTTCTGATTTAGTCTTAGGAACAAACGATTCAGACTCATCTGACTTTGTATTCTTACTTATTACTTTAATACTATTGAAAGAAATCTCTTTAGACTCTCTCTTCTCTCCATCTTTCTCCCAAGTTTTTGTAACGATAGAGCCTTCGACATGAACCATATCACCTTTATTAATTCTTTCTGCTCGTTCTACGATAGAAGGAATACCACAAGAGCATCTATGCCACTCTGTTTTATTTATCCACTCTTCTCCTTTCTTGTAGCTCTCTGATGTAGCTACTGAGATATTTACGATTTTACCTCCGTTGTCAAATGATACGAAATCTACTTTTCCAACATTTCCTAATAGCATTACTTTGTTTACACTCATTTTTCTTCTTTTAAATTGTTTAATAATTGTAGTATAGCTCTTTGTGAGTGAAGCCATATTACATCTGTCTTTGGGTTATCTTTAAGCTGATAACGTAGCATTTTATATTTAATCTTAGATACATCTGTAGCAAATCCTTTTATATCAATGTAGTAGTCTATATCGTTATGCTTGACTACAAAATCCACAGTTAACGTGATAGGTCTTATTGCTTTTTTGTTGTATCTAAAACCATCTATAAGTATTATTTTCTTTTGAAATTCAAAATCAAATTCAAATTTTTTAAGCAGGTCATAGCAAACTAATTCAAGCTTAGAGTCAAACTTAACTCCATCAACTTCTAGTTTTTTATTTCCGTACTTAGTTCTTCTTATCATACGACATATTCTTCATCGTACACTTTAACGATTATACTTCCATTTGCTTTAACAGGAAACTTAACCTCTATCTTTTTCTTTAGATTAGCTTCAATTTTATTGTTAAGCCAGAACAAGAATCTATCAAATATTTTTAGCTTATTTTTTATCTTAGCTATAATACGATCTTCATTATCTTGTTTAGCCATTGATGCTAATTCCTGTAGTATCTCATTCTCTTTGTATAGAGAGAAGTCTCTTTCAATTATTGGTCTAAGGTTAGGCTGAGTATAAGTCTCTGGCTTCATTACTTTACCATCAGCCCTAAAGATTGCTTGACCATCAGGGCCGACCTTTGACATATTGGATCTATGAACTTCATCAAACAACATTGTTGCTCTGTCTGCTAAACCATATTCATGGATTGTACCATACGTTACGTATAGAATATCCGTAAGAGCATCAGCTACTTCTATAATGTTTGTAGCATCTCTTAACTCTTGTACTTCTTCTTCTAGTAGAAGTTGTCTTAATGCCTTTCTTTTCTTCGATAACATTTTAGGTTTACCTGGATTAGATATTCCAAAAGCGTACTGAAAATCAAGGACTTGCAATAATTGTCTTTCCATGTTAATATTATTTAGCTTGAACAAAAGTACTAAAAAGTATATTGATAACAAATTTTTGATAAAAATTTAGATTTTTTTATTTCTACAATGCTAAAATTGTATTTACTAAAATCACCTTTATGTATCTTCTCATCGAATGTTTTTCTATACAGTCTATTCTTTTCTCTCTCTGGTATATCTTTATCTACTGATAGCACAGGTATATCTTCGTATGTTACGTATCTAATCTCACTAGGCTTGTATTTAGACTTGGATGGGAATACTACACGTATAACGATTGTCATACAGTATATATCTGGATTAATCAAACTCATAATTTACACAATGACTGTAATCACGTTTTAACTTATACCTATTTTTGTATCTTCTTCTCAATTTTACAAACCATTTATTTAAAGGTTGTTTGCTTAAGTTTATTCTTCTCCTTCTCATAGCTTACCATTTAGTAACTTACTTTTTAGTAAGTTTTTAACTTTACTCCAGAATATTATTTCATCTTTAGTATTGTGGCTTTCTAACGTAGTGTTAACAGCGAATATAGCCATATCTAATGCTATTGCTTCTATTATATTTTTAGACTCTACGTTATAGTTAATTATCTTAACCCAGTTGTGATACTCTTTAAATATAATATCAGCCATTTGTTGAGGTGTGTTCTTCATCTTTCTTAATCATTTTATCACAAATAAACATTAAATCAATTGTTTTTACAAGAGTTATTATATCTTTTCTTTCTCTTCTTTGTGTAAGTTTATAAAAACTAGGTATTTGAGACCATTCTTTTGCGGCACATTTATCTTTAATAAATTCCTGCAATCTAATCTTATCTACCATAATCCAATAGTCTTGAGTTTCAAATGCAAAGTAATGGGCATCCCCATACAACCAACCAGGCCTTCCTAAAACATTTTTCAACTCTACATAGTGGATATTTTCATTATTCTTTTTAATTGCCTTTACATCTATCTGCATGGTAACTGATACATCCCAATGCTCGTAAATATCTTCATCTTTGGAGGAGAAGTTTATCTTACCTAAATTCTCTATTGATTTAGCAAACTTTCTTTCTACGCCTTTAAATAGCTCTACATTCTTTTCGTACATAATTAAAAATCAAAATCGTTATTATTATCAAATCTTTCTATGGAAGTCTGTACTGTGTTATCATCGTAATCACCAGTATCTCCTATGTTTTGCCACGCTGGTATCTCAGAGTCAAACTCTAACTCTATATCAGCTAACTCACCATCTCTATGCTTGGCTATGTAAACAAATCCTTGCTTAGCTAATGGACTAGTATCTCTCTCGTTTCCTGGTAGGTAATAAGAAGGTCTAAATAGGAAAGAAACTATATCAGCATCTTGCTCTATATCTCCAGACTCTCTAAGGTCACTTAGTATTGGTCGCTTATCAGTTCTTAGCTCTACTGCTCTAGATAACTGTGCAAGGGCCACAATAGGTATTTTAAGCTCATTTGCCATGTCTTTTAGTTTACGTGATACATCACCTACCTCATTAGTTCTATTCTGCGCTCCTGGGCTTGTAATCTTCTGAATGTAATCAACTACGACATAGTCCAATCCTTCGGCGTATTTCATTTTGTGAACCATGGTTATTACATCGGTGATAGTGAATGATCCTCCTACGATGCGAACACCAGATGCGGAGATTCTTCTCTTGGATCTTTCAAACCTACCACGTTCATTAGGCATAAGCCTACCTTTCTTAATTGAGTAACCTTGAACACCAGAGTCAACAGCTATGAGTCGTTTCATTACTTGTACCTCATCCATCTCGCATGATATAAATAAACCTTTCTTATTGTTACGTATGGATGCTGCCTTCATAATGCTAAGTCCGAACTGTGTCTTACCAGCACCAGGTCTAGCAGCCACGATGATTAGGTTAGTAGGCTGCATACCAGAGGTAATCTCATCGAACTTATGGAATCCTGTACGAATACCAGATACACCATTACTATCGGCAGCTATCTTCATCTTCTCCTCAAGCTCGTTGAGTAGTGTCTCGTTGTCGTAGCTTTTCTTATTTAGTAATGATTTGTATTTGTTATTTACTAAATGGTCTTGTAATAGATTTATTACCACGTTAGGGTCGTAATCATCTCTGTTAGACATAAGAGATAGCTTACCAGCTAATTCAACATGCTCACTTCGTATTGCTTCTGCTACTAGGCTATCAATACAACTCTCGTACTCGTTAATAGCAGCAGGTATAGATATGATTTTACTCATCTCTAGTATAGCTTCCTTGTTGTAGATAGACTTACTCTTCTTTATCGAATCATTTATCGTTGTGATGTTTATAGGCTCGTGGTTAAGATATAGGTCAGTTATAGCTTCAAATATTAGTTTTGTCGTTGGATCAATAAACATATTGGAATCTACCCTATCCATGATGTCGTGAACGCCACCTGGGTTACTGAGTACTTCCTTAATGATTAATTGCTCTGACCTTGTTCTTAAATTCATATTAGCTTTCTATAAAGTCTTTAATACATTTTGTTTCTTCTTCGTAGATGCTAGACATCTTTCTATATGCGTAGTGGTGAATGACTGTTGCGTGACCTATGTTTAGTAATGCTCCAACTCTAGTAGTTGTATTGTACTTTCTAAATTTATCTTTGTTTTGATTCCACCACACTAATACAAATTGAACTCTATCTTTCTGGCCCATCTTCCTAGTTTTTTTATCTAGGTTGTAACTGCTTACTACTAATTCAAGTAATCTATCGTAGTCTATGTCTTTATCTGTTGTGTTTTGCTTTATCCAATCGTTCCAGCTCATCTTGAAAAGTTTAGAGGGCAGAATGACCAGCCACTATTAGTAGCCAGTCAAAACCCTGATTAATAATTAAGCTATTTTGTTCTTTACTGACTTAGGAGAACACCCTAAATAAACATTAAAGTTGAATTGTCTTTCATGATAGAATTTATTTCTAGAGTATTTAAGAAGCTTAGTTCTATGTTTATCTATTATTTCTTCCATCTTATCGTAATCTATCTCGTAGTCCATGAATTTAATGTCTTTGCGACCATCTTTATCTAGGGGAGCTTCTTCTACTAGCTTATTAAAGTCAGCAGATGGATTTGAATTAGCGTACAATTCAACTAAACAATCCCATATTGCCTGTGTTATTTTATCCATTTTTTTCATTAGTCTAAGTTTAAGTTCATTAAAAATCCTACAATGAATGATGTTAATATACAGTAGAGTAGAATAAACTTTTTAATTAAGAAGTTATTATCTTTTCTATCGTTCATACTATCGAATGTGTAATACATAATAAATAGCATCATCACTCCTAGTGATATACTAATTATCTTTCCGTACTCCATTGTCTCCTTCATTTTCTAGGTAAGCTATAGATTGTCCAAAGTTATCTAAAAAATCTATAAGTCCATGAACATTCCTACCATTTTTATCCACTATTGCTAGAATTGGTTGATACTGTTTCTCAAGCCAATAGACTACTGGCTCTGTCATTATCTTAACAATAATAGGAGCTAACCTTTTCTTGCCTTCATCCATTGATTCTATGTCATTGAGGCAACTTTTAAGCTTTACATACAGTCTAATTATAGGTTCTTTTTGTTCTTTATCTAGCTGTACTTTAAGTAGTGACTCCTCAAATGATTTGTACAGTTCCTCAAGCATATATGGATTATCTTCTGACATACCATCCATCATTGATTTAGTATGAGACTCCATTACCTCTAACCACTTTACTGATTCTTTCTTGAAGTTAAATTTGAAATACTTTTTCTCATACATGATTGTGTCAAGGTCATTGAATGCGGATGATATTTTAAGTACGCACCGTATCATTTTAACGGTATCAAGCATTGATGGTTCTTCCATTACTCTTCTTCTTTTACTTTAACCTCATCAATAGCTGATGCTATATCATTTATAGCATTGTTGAATAAGTAATCTAACTTTTCAACTTTAAGAAGTACTAACATACATTTTAATAATGCGTACATATCTTCTTTTTCTCTTCTTGTTCTTTCCATTTTATTATTCTTTTGGTATTGTTACTTGTAATGTTATACTTCCTTCTCTTGAGATAGCCGCAGGAATGATTTTTCTGCCCTCTGAGTCACTTAAACCACCATACCTATATGATTCTATCATCATGGTCTCAATCTTCTTTCTATCGGCCTCTAATTGCTTAATCTTAAAATTAAGTTCTACCCACTCTGGATTGTCTGAGAAATCATAGGTAGGAGCTACTGCCTTTGTGCCTATCCAACATCCGTTAATCTTTACTTTGTTCTCGTCAGAAGATGTTAGTATGTCAAGGGCAGATTGTTTAGCCTCTGCCATTATCTCCTTGGATATTTCTTCTAGCTCCTTGCCTTTCATATAAGCATCTATCGGATCTGTATTCTCTTGTATAAATGCTAGGGCCGATTGTTTAATTGTGTCTTTTGTTATAAAGACTTCTTCAAATATTTTAGTCATAATTAATTCTTTAAAGTTAATGCGTGATTATTACAATGAGTCTTGAATGCTTCAAGGTTATCTGGGTCTGCTGACTCTAACTGTCCTAGTATAGTCATCGCCCATTGTTTAAGCTCAGCTTTAGTGGTGTGCTTCTTCATATCAACAAGTGCTTTTTCATAAAGAGATAGAGATAAATACTCATTAAGTTCTTTGTCAATAGCTTCTCTCATCATCTCTGCTGTCATCTTAGCTGTTGGCTTCTTACCTACAACAGATATATATTCTTGAGTTAATGCTTCAAGTTCTATCTCAGCATCTGTCTTTTTCTTTAGTACCCCTTGAGGGTTAGCATCAGGGTCATTAGCAGGATTTACTTTAGGAGTAGGCGTAGATGTTTCTTCTTTAACGTATGTACCCCATTGGAATCTTAGCTTGCCATTAGTATCTTTACAAGCTATGTAGCTTATCTTACCATCTGTAAACTGAGAGAACCATGTCCAATCTCTTAGTCGTAATCCCCAGGTTTGTTTGGCTCTACCAGAAGTAACTTCGTATTCTTCTTTCTCTACTAGCTTAATAGATATTATTGGATAGTCATAAAGCTCACGACCTATACCCCAATTGAAACAGGCACGCTTAAATGAATCTGATGCCTCGCCTTTGGTAGCTTCTGTCATTGATTCTGTACCTACGTCAGACTTCCATGTCCATTGACTTGTCTCTGGATTATATAAACCAACGTGACAGAATAGCTTACCATCAATTAGTTCATGTTTACGTTGCCAGTTTAGTGGGCCAACTGCTTGATCTAATCTCTGCATATCAATTCTGGCATCCTTATACGCTAGTATTGTAGCGTAGCCTTTAGCATTGATAGACTGTACTCTGAAGTCTATGTCATCAATAGTCAAAGGTCTTGATAGTTCTTTTAAATTCATACTGTTATTATTTATTTGGTTAATACAAAAGATAAGTTCCAATTAGGAATAGATGAGTCAATGAATGCTCTTAGTATCTCTTCCTTAATCTTAGCTGATGGCTTATGTTTAAACTCTGCCTTAGCTATTTTTAAGCTATCAATGTCTTTCTGAGACTTCTTAAACACTTCTCTATCTATAAATACTTTGTGTTTATTTGAATCATTTTGAACTAATGATTTGTTCTGAGACATTGATCCATCTGTGCTTGATTTAGGTACAAGCTTTACCATTACTCTTTGTGCGAAATGTATTTTCATTTTATTTATTATTTATTAATCCTATATCTTTCAAGTACTGCTCATGTTTCTCTGGAGTATCTAATCCTTCAGGCATACAGTAATCATCCTTACCTATCGCTAATCGAATAGCTCCTCTAATTACAGAGTCAGGATGTATTGAGTCTCCATTATCCAGCATTACCTCTATGCTTTCAAGTAGTTGAAGCATTTGTAGATGGTGTTCTTCAAGTTCTTTCATTTGTTTTTTTTTAAAATAAATCTTCTATTACTTTTTTCTTTTCTATTGGTGTTCTAGATACTACTGTGGAATATACTTTACGAGCTGAGTACCTGTAGATTATTGAGTCCATATCTTCTTCAAAGAAGTCAGCTAGGAACATAAGTACATAAGCATCTTTAGGCATAGCTCCATTGATTAGATTATATACATTGTGATAACAGTACCAATTACCAGGAACTCCGTACTTGATTAATTCATCTTGAAGGTTTGACAGTCGCATATTGCGATTATCTAATAGATCCTTAATTCCAATGAATTTATTTTTTGTTTTTAGTGGCATTGACGTTTCAAATTTACGAGTTATTAATATAATTTACAAGGTTATTAACATTATTTTTATTTTTTATATCTTACATGTCAGGATTAACCTGACAATTAAACTATAATTTGCATGAATTTTTCCAGATTCTTCTTTCATCTTATTCTGATTTAAAGGTTAATTATTTCATTTTTTCTTTGCCATTCTTTACCATCTCTAAATCCTTTTAGGTATTCTTTGGCTTCTTGTGTTTTTTCCATTCCTTCGGCTATCTTAACTATATCTTCAGGAACTCCCTCATGGAAATATCCATTGTCATGTAACTCTTGTACCAACCACTCTACTGCTGTTTTCATTCTATTCTGATTTAAAGGGTGAAATTCCTAATTCTATTTTTCCTTTGTGTTTTGACTTTTCTCCTGTAAAATGTACTGAAGAAACAGTTCCCCATACTTTTTTGCCGTTTCTTATAAAATACATTTTTGCACCTAAGTCTGGTTGCCCTAACTTGTTGTAAGTTTCGTAGTCAAAATATCTTTTTGCCATTGCCATTCTATTCTGATTTAAAGGTTTCCAATCTGTGTACTATTTTTTCAACAACTTTTTTATCCATTCCAATATATCTAAATGTAATATCTACATCTTGAACATCATTTAAAAAGTCCTTTTGTTGTTGTTCTGTCATTCTAAAAAACATCCATCCATTTTCTTTGTTTCTAATGACCATCCAAAGCATTTTAATAAATAAAAATTTCTGTTTCATTCTATTCTGATTTAAAGGTTTCGTTGTAGTATTGTTCTGGTTGATAACATTGAGAACCATAATCATTGCTCCCTTGATTATAAGCATCCATTATCTGTTCTTCAAACATTTCTTTGGCTTGGTCAATTATTTCTTTTCTTCTTGCTTGATATTCATTCTTATCAATTAGCTTCATGTCATATTCATTGTCCAAATAAAGCAACTCATTTGCCATCCAATTTACTGCTGTTTGTTTATTCTCCATCTTTATTATTTTTTCTGTATTCTATTTCTTTCTTAATCAAGTCTATATGCCAATCAGCTCCACCATAATCAACTACTGCCTGGAGGTAGTCGTCATCCATATCGCATATCGCAATCCACGATAACGGTTGTAATCCATCCTTACCTCTACTACCACGTACGGCATATCTCCGTACAATTTCATAGTCATCATCAGCATATATGTCTATAGCTACTATTCTACTCATGCTCTTAGCACCATACCTTTGATAATCTAATCCACCATCTACCATAGCTTTGTTAGGACAATCACAGGTCTTATAGTCATGCCTATGTCTGCTTACTATTGTCTCATTACATTCTAAGCATTTAACTGCATTATAAATTAACTGTCTCATTGTTTAAATGTTTTATTGAAATAACCTTCACCATTACCATATTCATCACTCATAAATCTACCATAGAAGAAAGCATCTATAATCTGTTGCTTAAACATTTCTTTTGCTTTTTCTTTAGCTAGGTATCTATCAAACTCATTAGATAAATCTTTATCCTCATACTGCTCAATGATATAATCAATAGATGTATTTTCTTTTGTTTCCATCTTGAATGATTTTTTCATGTAGTGAGATAAAGTATCTACAAAGCTTTCTTCTTCATCTTCTATTCTATTATCTTTTAGTTTCTGGAGGTACAATACAGCATCCATAAGTTCTTCTTGAAGATGTTTAAAGAAGTTATCTATATTATTTTCTTGAAGGGTAGTACCGTACTTTCTCATTCCTGTTTGGCTACGTTCATCAAATAATTCTTTTACTTGTTCAACGATAGGATCTGTTGTTGATATTGAACGAGGTTCTCCTTCCACGAAATGCGTTGAGGAGTAATATGAGTAAGCTCCTAAGTCATCAAGGATATAATAGGTTATTGGCCCGCCATTACCATAGGAATAAGTATAGTCAGCAGGATAATATCTGCCGATAGTTAATCTATTCTCCAATCCTTTGTTGTCAATACATTTTAAAACTTTCTTTTCTTTTTCCATTTGTTTAATTATTAATCGTTATTATATTCATTTACTAATCTAAAGGCTATCACTAGTATTGCTACTGCGAATGTTATCATTGCTAAATCTTTCATATTAAATTTTTACATTTGTCCAACATATCTGCTATTTTCAATCTATCTTCTTCAGAATAACTAAAGAACCCAAACTGTAAATAGTAAGCGACAGATTCAAAAGCTTTTTCTCTATTTAGATTTCTTTCTTCTATTGCTTTTTCTATTTTATTTATAAATTCTTCTTTACTCATTAATACTTTATTATTTATATTATTTATTATTTCTTTATTATTTATATTTTCTATTTTATTATTTATTATTTGGTTGGAGGGATGCTTCAAGGGTAGTTCAACCACCCCTTCAAGGGACCCTTCAAGGGTTTGATTGTTAAGTAACTGATTCTCAACTCGTTTCAAACCACCTTTTTCACCAAGTTGTTTTGAATTGATAACAAAGTCCATTGTCTTTTTATAATTATTGAAATATTTTTTTACGATTTTAGTTTTTATCGTAACTAAATTGCCCTGATAATATTCAGAAACTGCAAAAAGCCATTGGATATAATGCTTTTCATTTTCAAAAAATTGTTTTGCTAATTGCATATCTTCAAATGTAATCTTGAAGAAATCTTTTTTTTCCTTTTTCATTGTCGTGTTTTTAAAGGTAAAGAGAGCCGCCACACTAAACACGACATAAAGACGTGGCGGTTTATACTCTCTTGTATTAATAAAATTCAAGTTTAATTATGTCGTGTTACGACAAAGATAAGAATAATTTTTATATTAATTAACAGATGAATAATATTTCTCAGCTACTTCGGGGAAAGAATCTCTAGCCATAATACTACTGTACTCTAATTTAATATCTATACCTACACCTGATACATTGAATATTCTTATGTGTCCATCGGTGAATATGGTAGTTCCTGGTAAGTAGTCTATGTAGAAAGCTTTTTTACTATTGTATCTTATACTCTTAAAGTCTGGTAGTGGTTCGCCCATTAGTACGGAGTTAAGGACCTCACTCCAGAACTCAAAGCCTTCTGGTGATTCATCCCAATCGAATAGAGATAGTAACTCAACTTCTAAAGACTCAGCATCTTGATTAAGATCCTTCTTATCTTTAACATTCTTAATTACTGCATCTACATATTTCTTTGGTAGATTTTCTTTGAGTAGGTCTATTACTTTCATATCGTAAATCATATATGCTAATTTAGTTAAAATATTAATTGTTTTATAAGTATGTAATACATTGTTGTTATGAATGAAACCATGAATAAGATGAATAATATACAGTAAATCAAGCTGATAACTGAATAAAATAGTATGCTAATTTTTGTTATTAAATCCATTATTTAAACATTAAGGTTATGGAATCTATTACTGAGTAAAACATCATAAAGAATATTGTACCCACATAGAATAGATTGAATATCCAAGATACAAGTATTACAAACCATACGCCTTTTTCTATCATATTATTTAATTGTATTTAGTTTCATTACGTACAGTAGGTCTTTGTTACCATAAGTATTATTAAACTTCTGCATAGCGCCTAAGTAAGATGCTGATTTAATGTTAACGCCTGTGCATAGTTCCTCGCCTATCACATAGCAAAAGTGATATGTATTCATATTATTTATTATTTATTAATCAAAATCTAAGTATTTATCTTCGTGGTAATTATCTAACCCTAAGTGTCCTGCTCCCTCGTTAACATCTGTTTCTATTCTTTCTGATAGAATCTCTTGTACGTGCGTGGATGGTACACTATAAAAGTTACCAGTATCTTTATCGTAGATGTATATAGCATCGAAGCTAACAGCAACCTTAAACCATTCATCAATGCATGACTCAACATACCAGGTAAAGTCTAGCGTTACTATTGAATCATCTGTTTCTTCTTCGATAAAGCCAGTCTTATCTGCGTGGAGATATATATTTACCTTCTCCCAATCTATATCGTTCATCATGAGTGGTAATCTTTAACGTAATAATCAAGGATGTTAGCTACTCTATCTAGTAACTCTTCATCTGATTCTTTAGCTATGTCTATCCAATCATTACTTGTTAATTCATCTGAAGCATATCCTTCAATAATCTCAATTAGTTTTGTTCTCATAATATTTATTTTTAATTAAACGTGTTCCCATCCTTCTAGTTCTTGTAACTCTACACCAGCAGGTCTTAATCCATACGGATTAGCATCTAGGTAGTAATCAAATGTATATCCTAATTCAAATATCCCATCTCTTACCCTATCTAATTCTGTATAAGTATTGGGCGCATCTTCATTGAATGTCTCAAGTATAGCCTGTACATCTTGAGGTATTAATTCTGGTGTTTCAGATAAATCTTTCATAACTTTTAATTTAATATTCTAACTCTAGTAACTTAATAGCATCTAATAACTCTATTATCTCCCTTCTACGAGACTTTGATAGGTTCTTTAATAGATTGTCTACCTTGTGTTGTTTACGTTGTTCTATGAAGCTAATAATAGCATCAAATAATTTATCATTCATAGTCTTAATTTTTAGAGTATTTTAATATTAATAATTCATCGTGGATAGCATCATTGATACGTTCATAGATATAGTCTCTATGAATAGCATTATGTAGTACCTCAAGTTTTTCTTCCTTGTCTAGGTTGTCATCATCTATGTCATCTATGCGCCAAAGATTTCCAGTATAGTAACCTGCATCACGTAATGTTTGTAATGCTTCTTCTACTTTTTTACTCATAATTTTAATTTTTAAATTGTTGATATTGAACATTTTACATTTGATTACCTAAACTAATACGTTAGATAAAACGTAGCCTACAATACATATTATCGTAGGCATTACCATTACTATTATTATATTACTCTTCTTCATCTTCTTATGTGTTTAGTGGTTGATGTTACCTTTACTCTTCCGTATGCTTCACACGACTTACTTGATTTACAAGATGTTAATAAAACTGTTGCTGCTGCAACTACTACGATTACTTTTTTCATGACTGTTTTTTTAATTAATTGTGCGTGATGGATGCGACCCCCTTATCTATTTATTTATTAATCTACTAAAGCTTTATTACAATCGTCACATACATATGCTTCCCACTTGTATCTGTACTTACCGTTAGTTCCTTGACAACAGTCACACTCCTGGTCATACATTGAATCTTCTATGCACCACTCACATATACCACCATCTATCTCTTCATCGGTGCGTAGTACTGTGTCGCAACACTCACAGAATCGTGAGCCTATCTGACTAGTATATTCTCTACCATCCATATCCCATACACTCCAACTTAATGGAGTGTCGTATGCTTTTGTATTTGCTTGAATCTTTTTCTTCTTGATACCTCCGAAGTCAACCCAATCGTTAACTTGTTTGTATGAAGAGTTAGAGAACCAGCAATGCATATTCCAATGACCTGCTTGTTCGTTAACTATGAAGTAATCATCATCATCATTAAGGAATACTAACTTACTACCATTACCTATGAATACCTCAAGCATCTCCATGATAGTTTGGTTATGCTCGAAGCCTTCTTTGAAGTTCTTGAGTACAGTCTCATTGAACATGTATGTATCTGAGTATTCTGTACTGGTAGGTACATCGTATATCATACCATTGTGAACGAAGCCTAAGCTATCGCTAACTAGGAACGGATGACAATTAGTAGTGTTAACCTTGCCATGAGTGGATATTCTGAAGTGTAACACCATGTTACGTTTACCATATTTCTTGCGTACATCTATGTACTTATCGTAGAACGTATCGAAGTTGTTCATCTCCTTGAAGAACTCTAACTTGTTATCATTATTGATGTACAATATACCTGCGCCATCACCATTATTCTCCCAACAATTTCTAAGTAATTGTTTTTTAAGAGTAGTTTGTTTTGTATTAAGAATTGCTATACACATTTTATTTATATTTTATAAGATTAATATTAACACGCCATCGCTAGCGTTTCGTTTAATTTAGATTCGTTTTTCATTTTATTTTCTAGCCTAGTAGTATTGGCAGATGGAAGCTTCTTGTTATTGAACTCGTCTGAGTACTTGATAAACTTCTTAATCTTGCTGATGATTACATCAAGTGAGTACACTTTTCTTAGGTGAATGTGTAACTTAGACTTCTCGTTAAGCATCATTCTAAGTACTTGTAACTCTGACTTGTTGATATTGTCAACCATGATACGCACCAGGTCTCTGCGCCACAATAGATTCTTAACATCTATTACTGCGGATGGTATTCTAATCTCTACAACGTGGTCCTTGATATAGATAGATGAATACTTGTCACGCTGATAATACTCATGCTTCTTCTTAGCTTTGCTGTATGTCTTATTTAATCTACCCTCATACATTGCATATAACAAAGGAAAGAACCCTGATAACCCCTCGAATAACTGAGTCGTATTGTATATCGTTGAGCCTACGTTGATGTGTCCGCCACAGTCAGATGATTTGTCTGCATTGATAAGGTCACGCAATACCCTATGACTGTTTATGTCTTGGTCTAACATATCATCGTATAGATTGAAGGCAGGAGATACTAACTCGTAGCCAGTCGAATCATCTAGAGAACCATCACGTTCTTTTATCCATCTAGTAGTCTGATATAAATCATCGTAGTCAATTGATACCATGTCTGAATCTTCCTTCTCAATCTCGAAGCCGACAGTAAACTTAGCTGATGAATCAAACTTGTTTACCCTAGTTAGGTCGTGATAACCTGCATTGTTTGCCTCACTTTCATCTTCTTCGTAGTCGTGATAGCCGCTCTCCCAGTTGTCGCAATGCACCCAACAATCTTGCCTCTCACTATACATGTAGTCATGTTGCCTTGCTACATTCTCGTCTAAGTAATAGTCGTCATCTATATATAGCTCTTCGTTACCTCCGATAAAGTAGTCTTGCGTTCTTCTACTTACCCATCCATAACAAACATCATCATCCTTGATAAGATAATTATTCTCGTAATCACTCCATACTATATCGTGGTATTCTTGAGTATTCTCTAAGAATGTCTCTCCACCATACGTAGTATAAACATCATCTGGTAAAGCGTAGCCATCATCTAGGGATGCGTATCTACACTCTGACTTCAACGCCCACTCTTCGGGATGTCGAGTAGCATCTGAGTGTATTTGTACACATAGATACATTGGATGTGACTCTCCGTTGTATGTTTCTACCATTTCTACATCTGTTTCTAGTAGTTGCATTACCTCGTCTAATTCCATGACTGTGTATGAATCAATTGATTCGTAGTCTGCGCTATATGTTACTGACTTATTATCAGTCAATCCATAGTGCAAACTTTGCCCATCTCCTCCCCAATTACTACTACTTATCTTGTTTAGGAATCTAATGTAATGCATCCATCTAGGATGCTCCATGTTAGCTTTTACTAAGAAATTCTTAGGCAGTAAATGCCTGTTAGTTACGTGTACTGTTTCCATTTTATTTTGTTTTTATTAGTTACTATTTTATGCTTGTTCTACTTTAATTACTTTCCATTGCCATTGTTTTTCTCCATCGAATACGTTGACAATATTATCTAATGATGCTACCATTCTATCGTATGTGTACATACTTCTAGTGCATTCTCTTACTATTACCTTTCCAGATGATACATCTTCAAAGGTTAACTTGATGTGTATTAAATTCATAACTGTTTACTTTACTATTTTATATTTACTTCTATCTCTCTCGAATACACAATAGGCGGTATAAACCTTATCTATTGCATGGTATTTACTATGAGCATCTATCTTGAATACTCTCTCACTTACCTTTACTTTATATGTTTGTTTACTCTCCATTACAATAGATTTTCTTTGATGAAGTTACCAATGTACGCACCTAGAACTAGTACTTCTAAGGTGATAACCATAGCCCAGATTATGAGCCATCCTTTCCATAATTCCCATGAATTGTACGTTAATATAATACCAATTACCATGATAACCATGATGATAATTGAATAGATGTTTTTTCTTTCCATATTTATTTGAATATAATTTTTGCGTTGCCTACCATCTGCGTTGATACGGAACGATATTAAAAAAGGGGTGACAAAATCACCCCCTTAGAATTAATATATTGGATTAATTAAGCTAGTAATAAAACATTTTGTTTTGATAAAATTTCTGTTACTGTTAATTTATCCCCGCCATTTGTAGCCATAAATAACAATTCATAAATTAAGTTAGCGAAATTATAAAAGCTTTTTTCGTTTGTTGCTAGTGTAGTAAAAAATTCTTCACCAGAGTCACCTGCAAATAGTTCGCTTAGATTGTAACTTTGTTCGTTGATTGTTAGTTCAATTTGAAATTTACGGTTAAAATTAAACCCTTTGATTTTTTTGTTGAAACGCTTTAAATTCGCGCGTGTCGTTAAAATTTTCATACTCAAATTTTCTGCTGTTTCTTTAATGTTATTAAATTCAATTTCTCTATTAATTAAATTCAATTGATTTTCACCTTGAATAAATTTAACATTTAAATTCATTACGTTAATTACATTTTTTTTCATGACTTTGTTTTTTAAAAAATTAATAAATAGATTTAAGCGTATCAAAGTACCTAAACACAATTTACCCCCTTGTAAACTGTACCAATGTTATAAAACATTTGCACCTATTTATTACGTCCGTTTTTCATGAGGTGGCCACCCTCTAATATGTTATGCGCGTGTTACTTTCGCTTCGCGCGTCGTTCATTTCGTTGCGCTTCGCTTCGCGCTTCTTTAAATGCTTCGCGCTTCGCAATGGCTAAAAATTCTAACGGCTTCGCATCTGTAATATGCTGTAACTTCGCACGTCGATTATGCTTCGCGCGTCCTGTTTTATTGTCATAGCTTCGCGCTTCGCTAGTGCTACGCTCCTGTATATCAGCTCCCTGTATTTCTCTAAATAGTCTCATAGTTCACAATTTTACATTTCTCTTCCAGTACGATTCGCATCGTTTTTTGTTTTTTTGTGTCCCGTTGAACACATTACAAATATAGATATTAATTCCGAATTAAAAAATAAATAAATGTTAAAATATGTTAAAATTTAAAATAGTTTTATGATTGATTAGATAGATAACAAATGATTAAAATCTAGTTTTATTTGTGGTTAAAATCTAATCAAGTTTTTTTATGGTGGAATAAATGAGAATAACTCCTTATTGCAACTATATTGCATTAAGTAAGTGTCAAAAGTACACTAAGTAAAAATCATTGGTTAGTGTAATAATGACACTAAGTAAAGATTAGTTATGGTAAAAAGTACTATAAGTAAAAAGAGTTAGTGTATATATGACACAAAGGAGGATGTGAGTTAGTGTACAAGTGACACTAAGTAAAGATAGTTAGTGTACAAATGACACTAAGGTTTTGAAATTCACTTTTCCTTTTGAGAACGGGAGGGGATAGGTATGCGTGTATAAGACTCCTACAAATACGTATTCTTTTTTCACAACTAGCCATACAAAGTACAATACAATAGCAATACGTGACTTATAAGACACATTATATCATTAAACATATAAAAGTCTCTGAGAGGGGCTAATTATACGTAATAGGATATAATGTCCAGTTTTTTGCACAATAAACTTGACATTAATGGGCCGCCAGCACCAATATGCATAATACATTTAGCATAGTCACCTATAACAGGGGAGGGATAGTAGTACTGTCTAGTACCTGTATCTCACATAAACAACTTATGATGCAAGGGCAGTCAGCTGGATGCTGATTGGCACGTATCATTCTTACATAGAAATAAACAATAAAATAAGCGTTTTGTAACTATCTGATTATCAGTTTAATAATGTTACACTTTTTAAGTACAAAGTGTAGTTTATAAGTAAGTACAAAGTGGGGGTCTATTTAACATAATATTATGGTGTTTCCATCAAGCATTGTGCCATAGTTAATAATTCTTAAATAATTTGTTTATTTAATTTATTGTCTTTAGATTTGTTATTATGGATAGAATAATTGATTATAGAATGTTAGCTTCTTTGAATGATGATATGAAGAAGGTACTAGTAGATATAGCTTTAGAAGCGTATCTTGATGGGTTAAGTGATGGGGTGAATATAGAGGCAGGGTTAGCCTCAGAGAATAGTGGTAAGTTCATATCAGAGTTAGCTGGTGAAATAGGATTTAAGTTATGATTACTAAGGGAGGAGTTGACTTGAATGTCTGTACCTACTGTAAATGTCCTATTGATGAATATAGTAGAACTGTAGATCACCTTTACCCTAAGAGCAGGGGAGGGATATTAAGTAACAAGAATAAAGTACCTGCCTGTGGAGAATGTAATAAGCTTAAGGGTAGTATGAATATAGATGAGTTCCATAGGGCCTTAAATGGTTTGATATACTATGAGCATGTAAAACATAAGGAGAGTATATCGTATCTCAAGAAGGTTAAGTTAAATGTAGAATCACTAATAAATAATAAGAAGAAATGAGTAAGAAGAAACAAGAAGAAGCATTGGAGGAAATGATGCACCTGGATGAGAAGGATGAGATTTATCAGATAACTTTAAGAGGTCTTATCTGGTCTGTTGTAGAAGACAATAAACTATCTAAAGAATTATTAGATAAGATAGAGCTTTATTTAAGAAGGCATCACGCTAAGGGCGGCCACCCTGGTATAGTCCTAAACCTAGACACCAATAATTTTGAATTTGTAACATTACAACAATCTGAATAAGTAGTTAAAAATAACATCTAATTAATATGAGTAGTCTATTATACGATATGATACTTATGGAGGCTGATAAGATAGCTTACCATAGACAGAAAGACCTAGAACTATACTACAAAGATAAAGACGGAAATATAGTTCCATTGGCAGAAGCATACAGCCCAGAAGTAGAGGATATAATCAAGCAGCTATCTAAAAGAAAGCGTATGCGTTATTTCATTACTTTTGCCGATGGGTTGAAGAAACAGAATGAGCTGACACAATCTGCTAATAGGATTATTAGATTACTAGTAGGAGATATGGGCTATGATAATAAAGCTTATGGTTGGTCACTAAGGGATATTCAATCCGCACTTACTATGAACATGACTCTCGTATTAAAGAACATGAAGGTGCTATGTGGTGAAGATATTGTTCGCTACCATAGCGTAAAAAACAAGAGAACGTATATGGTTAATCCAGCTTACTTTTATAGAGGTACATTCAAAGGTTTATTCATGGCTGTTAAAAGATATGAGAACGATTTTCCAAAGAGAGATTTTAAACTAAATATAATTAAATGAATTTAATCAAGCACGCTAAGAATATTCACGAGATAAAATTAGAAGGATGTAAAGCTAGGGTGGCTATGCTATCAGATATACATTGGGATAATCCTAAATGTGATTGGGATTTATTAAAAAAACACCTAGACTATTGCGTATCAGAGAATATCCCTATTATGTTTAATGGGGATTTCTTTTGTCTAATGCAGGGTAAAGGAGATAGAAGGGGTAATAAGAGTGATATACGCCCAGAGCATAACAACGCTAAGTACCTAGATAGCATCGTAGAAACAGCTGTTGAGTGGTTTAGTCCGTATGCTCATTTAATGACTGTTGTGGGATATGGTAATCATGAATGTTACCGACCTGACACAGAGGTACTTACTTCTAACGGATGGAAAAACATTCAAGAAGTAACACTTGATGATTTAGTCGCTGTATTTGATGACAAGTCTATTTACTTTGAAAAGCCTAATGCTTTAGTTTCTAAGCATGCTGATAAGCTAGTGCATATAGAGGGATCATATACAAAGCAAGTAGTATCTGGAAAACATGCTGTTATGTATAACGACATGAGAAAAGTTAATGCAGAAGACATTGCTGAAATGTATGATTTGGATTTTCCTCATAAAAGAATATTCAATGATAAATTAGGCTATTTTGACAATGAGTTGATAGAATTAATAACTTGCATCGTTATGGATGCTACTATTGTTGATCATTCTAAATATAATCCTACGCATACTAAAAAAAGAATACAATTTAAAATAAGCAAGCCAGAGAAAATAGAATACATAAAATCTGTTTTAGAAAAATGTAATATACCATATACTTTTAAAGAGGCTACTAAAAGTGGTGTAAATAAATTACAACCATATTATATTAGAGTATATGGAGATTACGCAAGAGATTTGTATGATAAATTAGAAGGAATTAAACAATTACCTAAATGGTTTATTGACATACATGGAGAAAATTTTAAATCTTTTTTAAATGCTTTAGAAAAAACTGATGGCCATAAAGCTAATTCAAATACAATAGAATGGACCACTACTAATAAATCAGATGCGGATTTAGTTCAAATGATATGCGTATTAAACGGATGGAACTGTACATTTAAAGAAAAAATAAATGGATCTGGATTTAGTAATGGTAAACTTCAATACCATGTTAGAATCTCTGAGGGTATAGTTAAAAACAGAAAAGCAACGATTCTTCACGAAGAATATAGTGGTGAGGTATTTTGTTTAAATATGCCTTCTGGATGCTTTATAACTAGAATTGATGGTAAGGTTGCATTCTCTGGCAATACAGCAATTATTAAGTGGCAGGAGACTGATGTATTACAGAGATTTGTTGACTTACTAAACTATAAGAATAATACTAATGTTTATACAGGAGGTTATGGTGGATGGATTGTTGTTAAATCAACACTTCATGGTACGTCAAGGTCTTGTATAAAGATTAAGTATTTCCATGGTTCTGGTGGAGGTGGTGTAGTAACCAAAGGAGCATTGAATCTTACTAGAGCATTAGAGATGTATGAGGGCTTTGATGTGTTTACCATGGGCCACATACATGAGAATAGCTGTCGTAACGATGTGAGAGATACTATTGAGCATAGTGCTAAAGTTGGATATAGAAACGTGTTAAAGGATATTCATCTTATGCTTACTGGAACGTATAAGGAAGAGTATCAGGATGGTAGTAAGGGATGGCACGTGGAGAGAGGCGCACCACCTAAACCTGTTGGAGGTAGAATACTTACTATTGACTATAAACATATAAAAGTAGATGGTGATAAAAAAGTACTTAAACAAGTTGACAGTCATAAATTTCCGCTATGAGAATAAATGCCCAGATAGAAGAGATGTGTGGTGTAGTAGAGATGTTTCTATTCGTAAAGAAGCAGGTTACTGTACGTATTGTATTTAATGATAAGGAGAAGGAGGAACATCATATACAGCTATTACATAAGGCATACGATGTAGCTGTAAATTTCTTTACATTTGGTAGATAATTTCATTTAAAATATTTTTATATCTTTGACAAAAAAAATATGAAGACAGATAAATATTGGGCTTCTAATCCAGATAAGAATGGAAGCTACGTAGATAAAGGAAGAGTAGAGGGGAGACCTGTTGCTGCTCCTACTTTAAAAGATGAGGCTGCTACATCAAAGGTAGCTTTCAAATTAATGTACAAGAATACTAAAGATAAAAAATACTGCGACTAATGAAAAAAGGAAATGCACTTAAAAAAGCTATGATGTCAGAATACATGGGATCTGAAGCTGAAGAAAAATACTCTTCTAAAAAAGATAAGATGAAACACGAGAAAGGTGAATCTAAGAAAGAAGAGAAGAAAGAAAAGTTTATGTCTAAATTTAAAAAGAAGTAAAATGAAAAATGTAAGTAAAGCAATTAGCGCTGCGATGGCTAAAGCTAAAATGATGAAAGGAGAGGAGAAAATGGAAAAAATGCCAAAAGGAAAATCTCTAAAGGTTAAGCAAACTAAATCAATGAAAAAATACTAATGCTAAACAATAACTCTGGCATAGATCCTAAACTTATTCAGAAAGCGTATGCTAAATACGAAAAGATGAAGAAGAATAAGAAGAAGTCTGAGAAAGGCTATTACAAATCTGATAAGATAGCTAATAGTCAATCAGAAGCTACAACCAGAGATAAAGGATATTAATTCTCCAATCAACTATAAACGAGCCACCAAACGAGGTGGCTTTTTTGTTTGTCACTAATATTTACTAAATTTGTGACATGAGTAGAAAAAATAAAGAGGTACTCGAAATCTTTACTACGGAATGGAAACCATCCCATAAAGAATTTGAATATCCAACATCATTCGTTAAATGGATAGACTCCATAAATAGCGGATGGCAGAACAAAATACATTACGAACCATTTGAAACATACTGTCGTCAAGCGGAACTATGGGTTCAAGATGATTCAGAAATACTTGATTACGACACAGAGGATGAACAAGTAGAGTGGTTAATGAGAGAGATACAGAGATGTAAGGATAACACCCTTTACTTCTGTAATAAATACGGATATATCAAGGAAGATAGGTCTGAGAATGGTATGCTAGCGTATCAAGCCTGGGATGCTCAGAAAGTACTTCTATTCCTATTCGACTGTGGATACTCACTTATGATTGGTAAGGCCCGACAGATTGGTTTTACCACTACCATGTGTCTAGCAGGTATGAAGCGAGTAAACTTCAATAAGTCTTACTTCATTAAGTTTGTTACTCACTCTAAAGACAAGGGTATAGAAATATTTAGGGATAAGGTTAAGTGGACATACACTAAGCTACCAGATGTAATAGCTCAAGAGGTTAAGAACTGGACTGACCAAGTAATGTCATTCGATAAGAAGGGAGACAAGAAAGGTAGGGAGGATGGTGGTGCATCACGTTTCCAAGTAGATACACCTGCTGTAGATGCTATCAATGGTGGTTCTCCTTCTGCTGTATTCATTGATGAGATTGGTTTATTTGAGATATTTGGTGAGATGATGCGTGAGGGTAGGCCTGCCTTATTTAAGTATAACCCAGATTCTGGTAAGATGACTATGCAGCAACAGTTCTTAGCATGGGGTACAGGTGGTGAGATGGATAGAGGAGGTTCTGTATTCGAGTCTGAATTTAAGATGTGTCTAAAACAATGGAAAGAAAAGAATTATGAATATGGTATTATACCTTTATTCTTTAATGCTTACGCAAGGCGAGGTGTTAATGATGCTCACATTAATAATGAGAGAAAGGCTTATTTGGCACTAGAAGGAACAAAGAAAGGGGAGATTGCTAAGGTTCAGTTCCATCAGCATTATCCTATCACTATTGATGACATGTTCTTACGTAAATCACGTACTTTAGTACCTATTCACACCTGTAATCAGCGTTTAAATGAGATTTATGGACACGATAAGCCACTAGATTATGGTTATTTCGAGCCTATAATGGATATGACAAGGCCTACGCCAGATTTAATTACTGAATATAAGATTGTAGGAGCTAAATGGGTGTCCACAGGGTCTAGAGAAGATGTATCTACCTCAGCTGTAGTGATTCATCATCCAGAGCCAGGGGAGAAGTGGAAGAATAGGTGGTATCAAGGTACTGACCCCATCAACTCAGAGACAGGACACTCTATGATGTGTAGTGCTATATGGGATTCTTTGACTAATTCTGTGTCATCTGTGGTGTTCCATAGGGATAGGAAGTTCAAACAGACGTATCTACAGGTGTTACTACAGAGTTTATACTACGATCAGATAGCAAGAGGTGGTGTTAAGGAGCTTGTGGAGAATAACATCGGGGATATGCACGTGGATTTCCAGGAGATACATGGGTTTAAAAGTAAGTTTACTGCTAACGCACAGCTACCAGAGTATTTTCAGATGCATGGAGGTAAATGGTTTGGTATATCGAATAAGGCTAACACAGCACCACGTATTATAGCTAAGTTAGAGGAGCTTTTAGAGGCGTATATGTACAATATAGATATTCCTTGGTTCTGGGAGCAGCTAAAGACGTTTGTAGAGAAAGATTTAAAGAGTCAGAATAGTCATAGGCAGACAAGGTATCAGGCAGCTGACCCTAGATATGATTATGATGACAGCATCTTTGCTATAACATTCGCTTATATTAATAGTATAGCTCACGCTAGGTATGAGCCAGAGAATATAAAGACAGAGGGTGGAGTAGCTAATGTAGAGATACGTTATATTCAGAACAAAGAGACAAATTATAGAATGAAGAAGGCAAGAGTTGATAAGACAACAGGTAAAGTCTTAAAAATCCTTGATTAAAAATAATTATATTTGTGCAATAATTAAAAAATAAATAATATGCCAGTAGGATTATCAGTATTAGACATAGAGACAAATGAGATTTCGTCTCTTTCATCAGGTGATGTAAAAATATTAGACCCTTTAAAAGTAGATGTTATAAATCCTAGACTTGGATCAAGCGTTATTGTATCAGGGGTTTCAGTAGATGCTCCAAACGCAAGCAGCATAAAAATACACGAAGGTAGTGGATTAAGCGTATCTTCTGGTTCTTTTTCAACTTCAGTAGGGGTTAATGCTTTAAACAGTTCTACAGGAACTCAAAATTCAGCACTTGGAACTAATGCACTGAGAGATAATACAACTGGAGAACAAAATACAGCACTTGGAGGCTCTGCTTTATTGTTAAATACAACTGGAATAAATAATACAGCTGTAGGATATAGCGCATTAGGAACTTCAACTGGCGATTCAAATGTAGGTATAGGAGCTTCTTGTGGAGGATCTTCTTCTGGTAGCGATAACATATCTATTGGAGTAAATTCAGCTTTTTCATCTACATCTGGAGATAATAATATTGTAATAGGTTCTATGGCTACTAAATCTAGTGCTACAGCATCTAATTCTATTACTTTAGGTAATGGAAGTATATCTGTACTTAGATGCGCTCAAACTAGTATTACATCTCTTTCAGACGCTAGAGACAAAACAAATGTCGAAGAATCAGATTATGGAATTGATTTCGTTAATTCTTTAAAACCTGTTAAGTTTGAGTGGGATACTAGAGATGGAGCTAAGAAAGGAGTTAAGGATTTAGGATTTATTGCTCAAGACTTAAAAGAGTTAGATGATGAGCATCTTAATCTAGTATATGATGAGAACCCAGATAAACTTGAGGCTACTTACGGAAGATTAATCCCTGTACTAGTTAAAGCAATTCAAGATTTATCAAAAGAAATAGAAATTTTAAAATCAAAATAACATGAGTCAATTAAATGTAAACGTAGTAGCACCATTAGGCTACACAGGTCCTGATTTACCAGGAGATAGCAATTTCGTAGAGATTATTGATAAAAACGGTAATACCGCTATGGAAATAACTGAAACTGAAACAACAGTTGTTGGTCCTTTAAAAGTTGATTCCGTACTTCCTAATACAGGAACAGTAGTAGATGTAAATGGAGTTCCTATTAGCGCTCCTAATCTTAATGATATATTGATTGGTGATCAAACAGGGATTAATGTAACAACAGGACAAGGAAATATTGCTATTGGTACAGAAGCTTTGTCTTTAAATACAGAAGCACCATGGAATATTGCTATTGGAACTCAAGCTTTGAAAAATACAAGTGATCCATTATCAGACTCTAATGTAGCTATAGGTCATCAAAGTTTAATAAATAATCAAAGCGGAAATTCTAATACAGCAATAGGGTCTAATTCATTAACACAAACAACTAATTCTAACTTGAATACTGCTCTTGGTAGTTCTAGTGGTCTTTTTTTAACATTAGGTTTTAATAATGTTTTTTTAGGTCATTTAGCTGGTCCAGCTTTTAGTACTGGAGATCGAAACATTTTTATTGGAGCTAGGGCTGGCGGTTCTTTTGGCGCTCCTCCTACTACGTATCAACAGTCTGGAAATAATAATATCCATATTGGCTATGACACAAAACCAGCTTCAAATACAGCTAGTAATGCTATTACACTAGGTAACTCATCGCATACAGTTATTCGTGCAGCTGTTACTACTATCACTTCATTGTCTGACGAGCGTGATAAGAAAGAAATTCAAGACCTACCTGTAGGATTAGAATTTGTAGAGAAATTAAAGCCTGTTAAGTTTGTGTGGAACGATAGAGATGAAGAAGGAAAGCATGACGTAGAGGACTTTGGGTTTATCGCTCAAGATTTAAAAGCTGCTCAAGAAGAATCAAAAGCTGGTTATTTGAATTTAGTATATGACGAGAATCCAGAAAAACTAGAAGCATCTTACGGAAAACTATTACCTGTATTAGTAAAAGCTATCCAAGAGATGAGTTCAGAAATAAAATTATTAAAAGAAGAAATATTAACCCTAAAAACAAAATAAAATGCCAATTGAACAATTATCACATTACAGACGAGGTGGTTCTGTACTTGAAAGAAACGAACAACTAATAGTAACAGATATTGCTAATATCATAGCAGCTGTTAACGAAGGAGGAACAGGAGAAGTAGTAGGAACTAGTATCTGGGCTAACGGCTTTAGAGTCGTTGGTTGTATAGGAGAGAATATCTTATTACCAGAGAACTCTAACCTTGAATATACTGGACCTTTATCTATATGTTTAGGATATAGTATTACAGTTCCTGTTGGAACAACTTTAACTGTTGTGTAACTAATAAAAAATAAATAAAATGAGTGATTTTTATGTAAATAACATTTACCCTCAATCGGTAAATATATTAAACTTAAATGGAGTAAAAACAAAATCAATAAATGATTCTGTTTATTTAGGAAATCAAGGTAATATTCCAACTACTTCTGGATCTGTAATTATAGGTTGTGGAGCAGCTGTAGCTGTGTCAGGATCAGAAAATGTAGCTGTTGGAAAAAATGCAATGCTTTATTCAACAACAGGCTCAGTTAACGTAGCTGTAGGTTCAAGTTCGGGATTAAATATAACTACTGGGTTAGGTAATACTTTTATAGGATCAACATCTGGACAAAACGTATCAACTGGAGATCTAAATACTTGCATAGGACAACAGGCAGGTAGTGGATTAGGATCTGTAGCTAGATCAAATACAATGATTGGTAGTAATACTGGATTTGGTAATAGCGGGCAAATAACAGGCGAAGGAAACACATGTATCGGGATAAATTCAAATGTTAGCTCTAATTCTGCTAATTATGAATTTACATTAGGTAGTCAAGTAAATGTACTAAGATGTCAACAAACATCAATCACATCATTATCAGATGCTAGAGATAAGAAAGAAGTTGAAGAACTACCTGTAGGACTTGATTTTGTAAAAGGATTAAAACCTGTTAAGTTTGTATGGGATGAGCGTGACGAAAATGGTAGGCATGATATTAAAGATTTTGGATTCATAGCTCAAGATTTGAAGAAATCTCAAGAGGATGCAGAGTTAGCTGATACATTGAAATTGGTTTACGAAGAAAATCCAGAGAAATTAGAAGCTTCTTACGGTAAGTTAGTTCCAATATTAGTTAAAGCTATACAAGAGCTATCAGAAGAAATGGAAATTTTAAAATCAAAATAATATGAGTCAATTAAACGTAAATGTAATAGCACCTCTTGGTTATACAGGACCTGATTTACCAGGGGATAATGGTTTTGTTCAAGTAGTAGATAATAATGGTGATACCATATTTAAATCAACAAATGAAGCAAGTGTTTCTTTAAAATCATACGCTATTGGTTTTGAGGCAGGAGATTCTCAAACAGGGTCTTTAGCTATCGGAACAAGAGCATTACAAAATGCTTCTTCTGTTAATAATACAGCTGTAGGTAATTTAGCTCTTCAATCAGCTGCTTCTAACTGTGCTGCTCTTGGTAATGGTGCTGGAGCATCTACTACAGCAAATAGTGGAACATTTGTAGGATATAATGCAGGTGTATTAGCTACAACAGGAGCGCAAAATACTATTGTAGGTTCAGAAGCTGGCTCTCAATTAACTACTGGTCAAAAAAATGTATTTTTAGGGTATAGAGCTGGTATTGGAAATAATGGATTTCACATAACTACTGGTCAAAACAATGTATTAATTGGAACTAATGGTTATGATACCGTATCTACATTAAGTAACACAGTTATATTAGGAGATGGGGCAACAACTACTTTAGCTTGTTCAGCTACTACTATTACATTTTTATCTGATGCTAGAGATAAAAAAGATGTTGAATCATTACCTATTGGTCTTGACTTTGTTAAAGAACTTAATCCTGTTAAATTCGTGTGGGATGACAGAGATGAAAACGGAAAACACGATGTTAAAGACTGCGGATTTATAGCTCAAGATTTAAAAGCTATTCAAGAAAAATATAATGTATCTGAAGAGTTACAATTAGTAAATGAATCTATATCTGAAGATAAAATATTTGCATCTGCTGGAAGATTAATTCCTGTTCTAGTTAAAGCAATTCAAGAGCTTACAGCAAAAGTTGAAGCGTTAGAAGCTAAGTAACTAAATATCTAATCTTATTTGATTATTCTTAACTAGGGTTTTATCGAACCCTAGTTTTTTATTTTCCCAAACTTTACCATGCTTATTATTAGCTACTTCAATATATTCATCTAGTATATCCTCAAAGTATTTTCTCTCTTTCTTATTCATTACTTTATAAGATAAATATTTATACCTAGGGCTGTCTTTAAACATTGGATTCTTTAAGTTATACCAATAGATATGATACTCTGTTTTATGTCTATCGTAATCAAATCTAGGTTTAACAAATGACTTTGTTATAAAGTGTGGTGTCTCGTTTTTTATTACTTGACTGAGTTTATTACTCGAATAAGCTGAAGTTGTACTCATCTACTCTACTATTTAAAATAAGAGAAGATTCAGCATCTAAAAACTTAGTTTCTATTATCTCATAAGAATCATTCTCTTCGTTAATCCAGCAAAGATATGATTTTCCAATTTTTAAATTGGTGTTTTTCTCAATTATTTTTTTGTAGATACTCAATTGTAGTGAGTAAGTGTTAAATTCACACTCTTGAAGATGATTCAATCCATTAATCATTTTATACTTGCTCGTAGTCTTAATCTCTTTATTTGTCTTGTAATCCCATATCTGAAGTTCATCCTCAATAGTATTATAAAACAGTTTATCAAGCATTCCACATACGCCCCAGGTATCATCTCCAACGACAAGCTCTGCTCTTACCAAAGCTAATATGTTCTTGTAATCAGCATGAAACTGCTGTAACATTTTATATAGCTTATTTGTTACGATAGGATCTGGTTTATACCCTTTGCTTTGAAACATTAGTTCAGCACATTTATGAAGCTCTGTACCTCTCACTTGAGATGTTATTCTTTTCTCATCCCATTCTGCTATTACATCATCTTTAGTTCTACCATCACGTTTAGCTACTAGGCTAGACATTATATCCGTTTCAAACTTCTTCTTATATCGGCCTATAAGTTCTGTTGTAGAGATACATCTTTTAAAGTTAAGGTAATACGAATGGTCCTCTTCATTAAAAACCACGTTGTTGAACTTGTTAAGCTCAGTTATTAATTGATACATATAAAATTTTTTGCTCCAAGACAGAGAATCGAACTCTGTGTTCTCCGACTTAAAAGGTCGGGCTTTACCACTAAGCTACTTGGCCATCAGGACACGCTTAACCTGCTGAGCTGCTAGCATTACACTCTTTAATGTTTCCATCAGCGTTTTTAGTAGTAAGGACAGGACTCGAACCTGCTGCTGATTGTAGTGCGTTTACCCTTCCGCCACCTTACTATATGCAACTTTTCTCTTGACCTGTAAGAGTTGCCAACTTCACCTGACATACGATCCAGGAGCGACTGGTGCGGCCTGCAAGAAACCCTACACGTTATAACCGTTCGCTGAGCTACGATCCCTTGTACTTCGGGAACAATATTTAAAATCAAAGAACTCTAGTCAAAAAAAGAGAGCTACTAACCTTCACTCTCTCTTCCAAAAATAATGAAAAACTCAATTTACGGAAACAGTCAAACCGTATTTGAATGAAGCAAAGTTATAAAACAATTTCTAACCAAAAAATATTTTAACACTTTTTTAGATTTAAAACTTAAAAGAGAAAAAAAAGAAAAACAAAGAAAAAAGTTTAATAAGAAAAAAAGAACCAAAAAAAGAATTAATCAAAAAAGAAAAACGATTATATATATTCGTATATATATTATATATATATACTCTATACATAATCTAAAAAGAAAAAAAAGAGAAAAAAAAATAAACAAAAAATAAAATTAAATCATAATAAATTATAATTTAATCTTAATCTTTGTTTCCAAAAAATCAACTTTAAAAATTTTTTATATCTTTGTCAGGATTTAACACAGTGTTAAGTTTTATTATTAACTACACAGATAGAAATATCAGTGACTAAATTTTTTTTAAAATGTCAGTAAATTACAAATTACCAAGAGTTCAAGAGTTGGATGGACTATCTATCTTGAACACACCAACAGCTGCAACAGACGTTGTGCTAGACAATGGTTCATTAACAATCAAAGATGCAACAGGTGCTGCTGCAATTGTTGTTAAAGCATCTGATTTGTTAGGCTTCCGTTACAATGCTTACACAGCTGGAACAGCTAACGTAGTAGATGTTGATTTAGCATCTGTAATATTAACTCCAGGTCTTGTTGGGCAAACTATTTTTGCTTTGACTGTATCTGCTCCTTACGTTCAAAACTTCTTCGGAGGTGGTCAAGAAACTAAAGCTGTTTATGTTCCAAGAACTTATACAGTTTCTATTGACACTAACCCTACTGTAGCTGAATTGCAAAATTCTTTTATCGCTAGAATCAATTCTGATCCATCTGCATACTTCACAGCTTCTGCTGTAGGTACTAAAGTTCGTATCACATCTGTTTCTGCTTTAACTGGTCAGTTGTTTGTTGAAGCTCCTACTGCTTCTGTTATTACTCAAGCTACTGCATGGGTTGCTCCAGTTGGAACTACTACTGAAATTTTACGTTATGTTCCTAACTCAACTTTGGTTAGTGGTACTTATAACCGATACATCATCCTACACAGACAAGTGATTCGTCACAACGCTGTATCTGGATTAGGCGTAATCAGAAATGCTACATCTCTTGTTTACTTAAATACTGCTGGTGGTGGTACTGCTGCAACAGTTACTAAGTTAACATCTGTATTGGATGGTTCTTACACTCCTGTAGCGGATTATTTAGGTTGTCCAGCTGTATAATTGAAAAATTATTATCTTTGTGGGGTAGGGATTAATTTCTCTACCCTTTTTTATTAAATGTATGGCACAAAAAGAAGCTGAAATTATACTTTTTGGTTTAGAGTCTGGAGATGATTTAAGAATAGAATATCCAGAGCTAGCTCAGATAGATGAGTTTAAAAACCTTAAAGCAAAAGAAGTAAGACTCTGCTGGTTATTAGGAAACAGAACAAGTCCTTTATACAAGTTGAGCGACAAGAGAGAGAGATTGAATAGAGCATTAGAGATTGTTTATGGAAAGAGTTATATCCAACAGAAACAATTAAAGGCTTTAGTAGATGGAGATATACCTGTAGAGATTAAAGAAGCTATCAAGAAGATGGAGGAGTTTAATCCAGAGTATAGACTTAGAGCAAAGTTGTTAAGTGAGTATATGTTTGAAACGCTTAATGAAATGGTTGTAGTAGGTTCTAATGAATTAGCTACAATGGAAGTGGATGAGAAGAAGAAATATACTGACTTACTAGTTAAGATACATGAAGAACTACCAGATATGGTTAAACGATTAGAGACTTCTTATGGAGTTAAAGTGAAAGATAGAAAGACTAAGAAAGAGATCCTTGTTAAAATAAATGATGTACTACGATGAGTTACATGTTCAGCCAAAATAGAGTAAGACCAAATAAACTTACTAGAATAAAAGATAAAACATATCACAGAGATTATGCTAAGTATGTATTATCTTCAATGAGTAATTTCCTTTATAGACAATTCATAAACAAATGTATTGTTAACTGGTCGTTCTTTAGAGGCCAAGATGGTCAATGGATATTTGATGAGGATGTAGAAGCTTTCTTCTTAGATGAGTCTGGAGACATCAGAAACAGATTGAAGTGGACTAAGAACGTAATTAAACCAATGGTACAACAATACATTGGTAATGCTATTCGTTTGGCTTTTGATGCTAAAGCTACATGTATATCAGATTTCGTGATAAACAAAAGAGAAGAAGAGATTAAGAAATTACGTGTGCTACAAAAGATAGCAGATGATTTTCCTTTCTTTAAAGATATTATCCAGGAGAATGCGCCTGTAGCAGATGACCCTGTAACGACAGAAGAGCTGTTCTACAATACTTTCGTAGAGGAATATGAACAAGACATCAACAACCTTATCGAATACATCGCTACGGAGATTAATATTGATGAGTTAAAAGTACAGATTACTCGTAACCTTGCTATTTGTGGTTTAGGTATCTATAAAGGATTTGAAGCTAATGATAACTACAATGCTAAATCTGTAAATCCATTATTCTTCTTGTGGGATATGTCAGCTGTTAAGCCAGACTTATCAGACTGTGAACACATGGGAGAATGGTACTACATGGATGCTCCAAGTATTTACGAAAGATACGAACACCTAACTCAAGAAGAAAGATTACTTATTGAGGAGTACGGTAAGAACAATCGTTCTAACATCATGCATAAGATTGTTAATGGTATCTATATGCAGCCAGGTGGAAAGATTCCTGTGTACGAAGTATATTGGAAAGATGTAGAGAAGAAAGAATACGGATGGGTTAAAGATGATTTTGGTTATCCATACTATACAATGATTAACGACCCAAATTCTAACTATACAGATAAAGATTTGATTGAGCCACAGACAGAAGCTCACAAAGAAGAGTTAGGTAAGAAGAAGAAACATTCTATCTATGTAGATGTTTTACGTTATTCTATAATGATTCCTGCTGAAGAGTTAGGTAGCGCAGAAGGAGATATTTTATTAGAGCATGGAATACTACCTTATCAAGAGAAGAATTTATATGATCCATCGAATGTTAAATTTCCGTACAAATGTTATACGTGGGTATATGATCGTGGAGAGGTACTTACGCCTCTTGATGATGTTATAGACCCTCAGAGATTCTTGAACAGAACATTATCAGTAGTAGAGTCTCAGATGTCGAACATGAGGGGTACTGGTACTGTTATATCTAAATCTGCTGTAGATGACAGAGATGGTGAAGCTGATGTAGTAAGAAACATCAACGCATCTAAACCAATCTTCGTAGATACAGATAGAGTAGGTTCAGTACAGAACGCTATTGGTACTTACGGTACAAACATAGGTCAAGGTACTTTACAGATGTTCCAGGCTGTCAGTGTTATTCAACAGTCTATTCAAGATGTAACAGGAGTTAACGAGGCTATGACAGGTACTCAAGGTGGTGGAGATATGTTAGTAGGTGTAGTAGAAGCTCAGATACAAAGAGGTTCTCTAGTACAAGAGCCTTTCTATTGGGCCTTGACATCTATCTTAAAACAAGCATACGAACACATGGCTACTGTAGGTAAAGCTGTATATCATGACAATCCTAGAAAACTTGCTATGATGGTAGGAGATAAGGGATTACAGAATATTAAGATTACTGAGGACCACTTACTACAAGATTATAGAATATTCATTAAGCGTTCTGAATCTGCTGAGGCTGGTGTTAACGCAGGAAATCAATTACTATTTACTTTACTACAAGCTGGCCTTATAGACCAGACTATATTCTCTAACTTGTTTAACAGAGCAAGTCCAGATTTAATTGCTAGAGAATTAAGAAACTATAGCAGATTGAAGATACAAGCTCAGAGTATGGCTACTGATGCTCAACAAAAAGGTGTTGAACAAGGATTACAGCAATCTGCTAATATGCAAGACCAGATGATGCAACAGCAACAAGCGGCTCAAGAGCAGCAAGTAGCTCAGCAACAGATGATGCACCAGCAAGAAATGGAGAAGATAGCTATGAAGGAAGGAGCTAAGACAGGCAGAGAAGAAGCTAAGCTAAACTTTGAGGCAATGCAAAATCAACAAAATGTTGCACCTCAAGAGTAGTATATGAAAAAATATGTTAAATTTGACAAAAAATAAATACGTATGATTGACAATTCGGAAGGATTTGTTGATGAAGGCCAATCCACAGGGGGTGAAATCACCCCTGAGATGGAGGATCAGATTCGGCAAATCGAAGCATTAGCAAGCATGGATGCTGCTTTTGCAAACTCGCAAGAGTACAAAGACTTGATGGCTGCTACCAAAGGTACAAACAGTCAGTCAAGCGAGACAGACGAGGATGAGGATGAGGATTACGAGGATGAAGATGATGATAGTGAAGATGAGGATGATGACATCTTTGGAGTCACTAAGCAGACTAAAGTAGAGAAGGAAGTACAATTAACTTTTGAACCTACTAAGGATATGCAGAAATTCATTGAGTCTAAGTATGGTGTGAAGGATGTAGCTAAATTCTTTTCTTCTGCTGATACTTGGAGAAACCAAGCTCAAGAATCATCAGAGTTGAAGAGAGAACTTGACCTATTGACATCTGACCTACAAGCAATGCCTGTAGAGATTAGACAAGCTGTAACGATGTGGGCTAATGGCCAGGATTATACAGCAGCGTTTAATCAGTCTCAAAGACTGGACTTCTCAAGCGATTTTACTCGCCAAGACCCTGAGAACCTTGTTCAGCACTACTTGAGCGAACAGTATGATGAATTACTCGAAAGACTTGAAAATGGCAAGATTGACGAGGATGATTTTGATGATCGCATAAAGTTGTTAGCAGGCTCAACGAAACGAATGTTCAATTCGGACAAAGAAGCGTTAGATAATGAGCGTGATCAATTCACTCAGCGTCAAAAGGAAGAGTTCCAGGCGATGAAAAAGAGTGCTTTGGTTTCCGTAGAAAATCTAAGTAAGGCTTACCCCAACTTCAGTAAGACCGAAGTCGCAAGAATTAGGAATATCTTGGTTGAGGGGAAGATTGATAATTTGTTTACAAAGGCAGATGGTTCGTACAACGATGATGCAGCAGAATTAGTTGCATACGCTATGTACGGAAAGAAGATGCTGGAGTCTATTAAGAAGGGTGCTGAGAGAAGGGGAGAAAGTAAGGCTAATCAACGAATAGTTGACACAAGTGCTAAACAGATTCGGAAGCAAAAAGTTTCGGGAGAAACACAAGGCTTCAACATGAAAGAAGTTCAGCATTTATCATCAATGTTCAGAAATGACCCTTACGCTTAATAATGTGTAACTTTTTAATATTTTAATTATGTCTTTGTACAACGAAACAAGCGCAAAGTTCGCTAATCAGAATTACAACTCCGTTGGATCTGAGTATGCTAACTTGTATGGACACGACATTTCATTGTTGGTTCAGAAATTAACAAACAGAGCTATCTTTGATGCAGCTCCACAACAGTTCATGGATTTGAAATTGATGAACATGGTTCCAGCTGAGACTGTGAACTCTGATGAATTTTTCTTCCAAGAAATGGGCTACCAACGTGAGCCACTTCAAGTAACTGCTGTATCTGCTACAGTATCTTATCCTACTACGCAAACTATCAATGTTGCATCTGTAGATAATATCTCTACTAACACAATCATCTCTTATCCTAACGGACAAAAAGGTAGTGTTGTAGCTGTAGATACATCTTTATTGACTATTACAGTTTCTCCTTACAATGGTGATACTTTACCAGCTGTAGCTATTGGTGATGTATTGGCTAACGTATCTACTGTTGACCATGACGGTTCTGAGGGATTTGCTCAGTATTTTCGTGCTTCTACAATTGAGCGAGTAAACTACGTTCAGTTGTTTAACAAAGCTATCCGTTACTCTGAAGTTGAATTACACAAGTTGAAAAACATGGGTACTACTGCTAACTTCCTAGAGATGGAAAGAAATGCAATGTTTAACCAACACAGAATTGACATCTCTAATGCACTTTGGACAGGTCAAAAAGGTGAGGTTGTAACTGCTAACGGTACTCCTGCTAAAACAACTGGTGGTGTTTACACTTCTATGGTTGAGGCTGGTTCTCCAAATGCTGTTGCTACTGCTTCTACTTTGGTAGATGCTTTTGAAGATATGGTACTTTCTTCTGAATTTGGTGATTACGGACAAGCTCGTATGGCGTTCATGACTCCACGTATGCACCGTATGTTATCTCTTGCTTACAAAGATGAGTTAACTCGTTATGCACCAAATGATGAGATTTCATTGTTGAACTTGAAAGAGGTTAACCTTGGTTCTTCTCGTATCGTTCTTGTACCTTACAAGAGATTTGAAGATGCTGCTTCTTATCCTGCTTCTTTTGCTAACAAAATTACTATCCTTGATATGAAAAATATTAAGAGAGTACAACTTTGGGGCGAGCGTTCTGGAGATACATTGAAGTTAGAGGATGGAGTTCCTAAGCGTTACGGAGATGTGTGGGTAGATTGTAACATGGGTGTTAAATTTAACAACCCTCTTGCATGTGCTTACCTTGATGTAACACTTTAATAAATAATTAGGGGGAGTTAGTCTCCCCCTTTTTTTTCTTATTTTAAAATTATTATTATGCCGATTAAAAAGAAAGAAGAGGTGTCGCCTAAATTTGAAGAATCAATATTCCAGGCAACATCCAAAGAGGAGCAAAACGATGCTCCAGTAGAATTTGAAGTAGAGTTGTTTGAGGATAACAACGAAGTAAAAGAAGAGACTAAGAAAGAAGAACCTAGTTTTTCTTTATCTGCTGTTCAAAAGATGATGAAAGATGCTGAGGAACGTATGATGAGTATGTTCAATTCTCAGATTTCTAAGTTAAAATTGAATAAAGATAAAGAAGAGTTAGATGCTGACTTAGATTACGTACAGTCATTACAAGATGATTGGTTAGAGAACCCTGTAGTATTCTTTGCTTTTTCTTATCAATTTTCTATCCATGGAGACATGAGAAGAGGAATTGAGACTGTACCACCGCAAGGGTCTATTAGATTCAAGCCTGTGATTAGAACAAAGAGAAAGAGAGGTAAAGAGACACAAGTAATATCAGTTTCTTCTGTAGTAGTTCATTCTAAGGAGGTAGTAGATTATCTACGTACTCACACTCAGTATGGAATACTTTTCTTCGAGAATGTTGAATCAGCAATGAATGTAGATGCTACATGGGCGCAGAAGATGGTAGAGGCACAAACTTCTATTTCTCGTCTATCTGATATACAAGTTATATCAAGAGCGCAGCAAGAAGGAATCCCTGTATCTCAGAGTCCTGAAGATATGAGGAGACAACTTGTTGAGAAGATGGCTAAGCGTTCTATTGAACAGCACGAAAGGATGTTGTACGGAAGTATTCAGAGATCTATTGTAGATAAGGGTACAGGAAGAAGTATAATTGAAAAAACTATAGCTTAAAATGTTTACAGCGTTAGAATTAAGAAACCAGTTAAGATTTGCATTAGATGCGGAGAACTCAGATCATTATAGAGATGATATGGATATTATCCCTGCGATAAATGCAGCTGTGAAGTGGCTAACTTCGGTGGTTAATTCTGCGTATGGTCAAGACAAAATAGGCGAGGAATTTTTTAGAGAATTATCAACCTCTGGGGTGTTTCTAACAAGTGACACCTCAAGGGTTTCTCTAGAGATATTTCCTTCTGAAGTATGGTCAATATTGGCTGTATATCCTAAACCAATTACAAGGAATATAACAGGCGTTCCTGCTCCTGCTACTCCAGATTCTACGAGAAGTTATTTCTTAAATAATAAGCTACATATATCAGCTGAGACTTCTTGTAAGAGATTAAACTTAGAAGAGTGGGCTACCAACTATGGTAATCCATTTGAAGCAGGCTATCAAGGAGACCAGATATGCGATGACTTAAAGTTATACGCTTATTTGACTCCAATCAATTATCAGCAAACAACTTCTGGTTACAGAACTCAAGAGCTAGAGATTAGACCTTCAGTAAGTAATAAAGAAGTAACTATATTCTGGGCTAAGAAGCCAGATCAAATTGTAACACTAGCAGATCAGATTAATTTCCCTCATAGTGTGTTTCAATTACTATTCGACAAAGCATTGAACTATATTGCTTACAAACAAGGAGACCAGACTAACTTATACGGAGTTACAGCTCAAGATATTAATCAATTATTAAACGTGTTGTAAGATGACTTATAGATATGTAGTTTACGATTTACAGAAGAACTTCAATGCAACATTTGATGATGCTGATTTTACTTTTAATCAAATCCTTTATTGGGTAATGGTTGTGGCCAATAGGCTAAGAGTACAGCAAACTATGTCAACTAATTCAGATTTGTTTACATCAACATTTGATGACATACCTGTATTAGTCGATGCCAAAGGAAGAAAATACATAGACTTACCAGTACAAATTATGGATTTACCTAATAATGCTGGTGTAGTATATATAACATATAACGAAGAGACTTGTAACTGTGCAGGTCCTGCTTTCGCTCAAGTATGGTTTCAAGGAGTTAACTTAGGAAGTGTACAACACCTCTATTTAGACGAATACACGAAGCCTAGTGCAACTAATCCATATTTCTATAGGGTAGGTCATAAGGTGGATGGATCAGGCGTTAATAGGCTTTATTTACTAGGAGTAGAATGTATTCCTGTAAAGACAGTTGAGATAGCTGTTAAATCAAGCTTAGACCCTAAAAAACTATGTGATATAGATGAGGAGATTCCATTACCAGATGAGATGATTCAAGATTTGGTTATGCAAGTTCTTCAATTAGGTAGATTCATTATGTTGATGCCTAAAGAGGTAACTAACGAAGGGGAGGATGAAGGAGAGTTAAATTCTCAGATGTATGCTAATAGAGCTATCAATCCTCCACAAGCATCACCATTACAACAACAACAGTCAGAATAAAATATAAGATATGAATGCTAACGATTTTGTTGATGTAGAACACTTACTAGCTGAGATTACATCTACTGTAAATGATACAGACTATAAGAAAGGATTTCCTAAAGGATGGTATATCTCAAGGATTCAAGATGCTTTACAGGAGTTATCTATTGATACATTTTGGTTGACAGCTATCTTTGATTATGAGATTCCTACTAACTTTCAAATTCCTATTCCAGAGAATACATTTAACCTAAGAGAGATATATGCTTATCAAGGTAGCTTATGTAATCCTGTTAAGACTCAAGTAGTTTATTGGAAGAGGTTGTTTGATAACAGATATGATGGTCAAGGATATACAGCAAGAGTAAAGGATGATGGAAGTAATGGAGCTGATATATTCCAACCTAATCAACGTACTTATACAAGAAACTTACAAGGATATTACGGACCAAAGTATTATTACAACATCGAAGAAGGATTATTAATGCTAAGCAAAGATTGTCAAGCATTTCCTTATATCAGATTGAAGTTTAATATGATGGGTTCTTCTATCGGAGATAAACCTGTTGTTCCTAGATTTTTTGAACGTGCTGTTGTTGATTATGTAAAGACTAAGTTCTACGATGCTATGAAGTCAAGAGACCCTAGAATGTATAGACCTCTATGGGTAGATGCTAAAGGAGACTTAGAAGATTTAACTCATGGATCTTGGAACAAAGCTAAGAAGAGAATCAAGACTATGGATACTTCTGCTAAATCAAGTATGGAGGAGTATATTTCCTCAATGTACCACAAGTAAATTACTGGTTATGAGTAAGTTAGATAAATCATCAATGAAGTGTAATTCTCCAAGAAGCACACCTAGTCATCCAAAGAAGTCTCACGTTGTTAAGGCGTGTTCTGGTGGTACAGAAAAGATTATTAGATTTGGTCAACAAGGAGTAAAAGGTTCTCCTAAGAAAGCTGGAGAGTCTGAGGCTTATGCTAACAGAAGAAAAAGGTTTAAGTCTCGTCACGCTAAGAATATAGCTAAAGGTAAATTAAGTGCTGCTTATTGGGCCGATAAAGTTAAGTGGTAATATGAAAGAGTATAAAGGATTAGGCGATGTAGTTAAAAGGGTTGCTGAAGCTACACGAATGGATAAAGTTGCTAACTTTGTAGCTAAGAAAGTAGGTGCTAAAGATTGTGGTTGCAATGCGAGAGCGGATAAACTAAATGAATTAGTTCCTTTTAAAAAGAAACAACGATGAAGCAACAACATTACCCACATGACATAAAGACATATCAGAAAGGAATCCAATCAGATACTAATAAAGAAATATTAGGTCGATTAGAGGATGGAGAGCATGTTGATGCGCTTAACATGCGTAGTATGTCTATGGATGGTGATAACCTTGCTAAGAAGAAGATTAAGGGTGAAAGCTTAATTTTTGACGCTGTAGATAACAGGTGTTTTGTAGAAGCTGGTCCATTACCAGGAGCTGACACTTATGAGTGTATGATGACTCAAGAAGTTAATGGTCATATCATAGAGTTATGGGCTTCTACTGAGCCAAGTAGCTATCCTCCATTCATTCGTATAGATGGACAGATAGTTTTAATGAGTGATGCTCTTCCATTTAATCTTAACTATCCTGTACAATACGACAAGAATGAAAGTTGTATGGGAGGAGAGATTTACATCACAGATAACAATGTATCTCCTATGGTGCTATCTGTTTTAGATATGATGGATAATTCTGCTATGACAGATACTGGAGAGTGTACTCAAAAGTATTTTGGAGATTTTGATCCAGCTAACTATTCTATTCCTGTTTCCTCAGAGCTATATAAGCCCGCTTTTATCAAGCAAGAAAGCGTTTCTGTAGCTAATGGATATGATGCTACGTTTGGAACTACAGGACTCGTTGTAGGAAGTTATTCTTACTCATATAGATTAGTGACAGCAGAAGGAGAGAGAACTCCTTTTTCACCTATTACAGAATTGATACCTGTGGTAAGAAGAAAGACTGCTCAATTTTCACCACAATATCCTTATTCTCATACTCATGGAGATTTTGCTAATATAGCTTCATCTACTGATTACGGTAATCATATTAGAATTAAGTGTGAAAACGCAGATGCCTTTACATTTTTAGAGGTAAGAAGAGATGCATGGCAATCAGATAGTGCTTATGGCGTTCCTCCTGTTTCTACTATTATAGGTAGTGTTCCTATTGGTACTGGATTAAATGTAATAAATATATTTGATAAGGCTGAGGCTAACTTTCCTGGTCTTGAGATACTTGATTTAGCAGAGCAAACAGATACGTTTTCTTCAATAAGAAGAGCTAAGTCTGTAAGATATTTCAATAGCAGATTGTATCTAATGAATGTTGGATATAACTCAAGAGACATTAATGGAGAGGTTACATTTGTAGATGCAGGTAGTAACCCTGCTTTTCCAACTATTGAAAAGATAGGTAAGGCTGGACATAAGCACCCTTATAATGCCGCTATGTATAAAAGCAATATGAGAGGTGATAAGACAGGTTTTGGAGTTGTTCTATTCGATAGCTTTAATAATCCTTCTTATGCTACTGAGATACCAGCTCCACTTAATAATTATGAGTTTCCTAATAGAAGAGATGAGGTAAGTCCATTGACTCAAGGAAGTTCTTATAAAGGCCTAGTTAAGGCAGCTACAACAGGTGGAGATGTAGAGTTAACACACGAGGTATTTGACCATTATGATGCTTCTCAAAAGGATTCATTAGATGTTTATGGGGTTGAAATATCATATCATGATGCTCCGTACAATACATTAACACCTACAAGTCAGTCTAGTTCTTTAAGTTCATTAAGTTCTTCTCCAAATAGAGGAATTAAATTAGGTGATGAAATAGGTTTTGATGATTATAGACCTAAAGGATTTGGGTTAGATTATTATTCTATGGGTCTAGCTGTTAAAGGATTAGACACATACCCAGATTGGGCTGATGGATTTTCTATTGTACAGACAGACCCTGCTTATCAAGTGGTAGCTCAAGGCTTAGGGTTCTATAGATTAGAGTCAGCAGAAGGAATTGGATCAAATATGTCAAAAGATATAGATAAATTTTGGGCATACTTTCCAGATTTAGAGCATAGATTTCCAGATATAGCAGAGGACTTATTAAATAATCCTACTTCATATTCAATTCAGTTAGTTTCTCCTTTAGGGTATTTTAGCGAGATTTATGCTAGTAGAAACTTGACTCTAGATGATGCCAGAAAGGGAACTGACATGATTACTTATGCTAGAGTATTAAGAGAAGGGGCTGGTGGAACTATTAATCCATATTATGATCAAACAGGTTATTCTGGCGTTCCAGATGCTGATGGAAATAGCTATGTGGCTTACGGCAGATATATGAATAGAGATACTGGAGATTCTCCTGCTTTTCCAGGCAATGCTCAAGGTAATAGAATATTTCCATTAGATATAGCCACCACAGAAGTTACTACAGCTGGAGGAGGTCGTCAAACGTATTTTCAAATAGCTGTTGATACTACTGCTCCAGGATATGCTGATATATATAATGAATCTTCTGTAACGGCTAGTACAGATGCGGATGATTTACGGCAAAGAGAATGGAGAGAGCCAATGTATGTTATAAATCTATATAAGAATAGAGACATAAACTCTGGTATCACAACGGAATATAAATACACAGGACATCATATTAAGTTTAAATCATTAGTGTTAGAGTCTAATGGTACATCTAATCAATCATCTGTCTTAGTATCAGAAAGATGGGAAGATTGTATTCCTTCTTTGACTAGTGAGGTTTACAATGATTATGCTGCATTAAAAAGATTTGTATATGTAGTTGACCAAAATGGTGTAGAGAAAAGATGGATGAATGTTGAATTTGAAACAGGTCCAGACATTGCTACTATACTTACTGGTTTAGCTGCTGCTGCTCCAGGTCCTTATAATGACCCTGTGCTAACAGGTGGATTTGATATATTTGGAATATATACAAGTACAGAAACATCTGTTGATTTATGCCCTCAATTTACGTTAAACTTTATTGAAACCCCATTATATACGGACTTTACAGTTCCTGCTTCTGGAGCTAAAGTATATGTTAAATATGACAATAGAATACCTATTAGGGTATTTGGTGGAGACACATTTATCAATGAATCTATATGGGCTGTATTAGATAATGAATATAATAAGAATGGAAATCCTATAGGAAGCACAAATGAATTTATTTGGAGTAATCCTTTTCCATTTAAACAATATGAATTTAATAGCAATTTTCCTTCTGGATTTGCTGGATATAGATGGTGGGAAAACACTCAAACATCAAACAAGTACGGATATTTTCATCATCAATTTGCTAACTCTGCTGGGTCTGAAAAATGTAGAATGAGACAAGTAGTTACTATGTGGACTGCTGAGACACGTTGTAACTTATCATTCTTCTTTAATTTAGAATCACCAGATAAGGCTGTTAGCGAGCAAGCATTTCCATTAGTTAACTACATACCAAGACCTTATGAATGGGATAGTAGCGCTGACCCTGGAGATAGAGCTGCTTGGGAATCTGCTAACAACCTATTGTCTGAGTATTTTGATGATTACGGTTATGAATGGAACTGGTGGGGATGGGGAGGATTTAGATTCTTACCTCAGACTAACAAGGATTATTCAAAGAGTCAAACTACAAGTACATATACATCTGTACCAACGGTAGGATTTGAGGAGCAAACAGATTTCTGTACAAGAATTATATGGTCATTAAGAAGGCCTATTAACTCTCAGAATACTCCATCTATTAGAACATTTCCTTCTGCTAACTATTTTGATATATCAGATGATACAGGAGAGATTAAATTTGCATGGAGTGCTTTATCTGGAGACAAGGGTAATAACCTTTATGCTTTAACAGATAGTGGTGTATGTTTATTGATGGTAGATAAGAGAGTTATCTATGAGATAAATGCTAATGAGTTAGCTACAGCAGGATCAAGTATAGGAGGTATCTTAAATCAACTATGGATAGATAAGACTATAGGGATGAGCGACCAGACTTGGAGAAGTTGGGCTGAGTATTCAAATACTTTGTTCTTTGTGAATAACAAGGCTGCTTATATGTTTACTGATAACAACTTGACTGATATATCAAGAACAGGATTTCATTATTTATTGAGAAGTAAGTTCTTAAACAGAATAGCATTTTCTTATGAATCTGATTTAGTAGGTGGATATAACGTGTTAAACAATGAGTATGTAATGAGTGTTAATGACTCTAAGGATTTCTCTACTTTAATTTACGGAGTTCAACAGACTGCTTTACAATGTCAGAGTACTTATTTGTACGACAAGTATCTTTACAATAACAATGTATTCTTTGGTATGAAGAACGCTCAAACATTTGAGTTAGGAGTAGGTAATCAGATTGATGGAGAAGATATGGAATGTTATGTAACAGGTGTATCTAATGCTGATTTATATTACGACAAGGAGTTTATTAGAATAAGAGTTAATTCAAGTAGTAAGCCAGAGAGAGTATATTTCTACAAATCTTACGATGATTATCTCAATGACAACTTTACTAACTTTGTTGATACAGTAGCTGTTCCATTATCTATGAAGGATTACTTTGGATATGAGTGCTACATACCTAGAAATGTTGTAGCTCCTTATTACAGACAACAAGGCAGGGTAATGTTATTTAAGATTGTAAGTAGTGCTGATGAAGAATTTTTAGTAGCTTCTACAGGAGTACAATACAAGAAGTTAAAATAATTGTTAAATTTGGAAAAAATTATATTATGGGCGGTATAGGAGGTACAATCGGAGGAATATTAGGAGCTGGTTTAGGCTCTATTGGATCTTTAGGCTTAGGAACAACTGCTGGTGCTTCTTTGGGTACTGGTATAGGTCAGCTTATTCAAGGTGGTATTCAAAAGAAAAAAGCTAAAGGAATGTTACCTTCTCCAGAGGATGTAGGTGAAAGAGCTTTGTTAAATACATTACGTAGGAGACGACAGGCTTTATCTACTGGTACTGCTTATAATCCTCAAATGGTTGCTGGTCAACAGATGGCTAAGGCTATGCAAAGAAATGCTTTTGCTGCTGGAGGCCCTGTTAATATGGGTATGTATAGTAATCTTATGAGTCAGACTATGGGTAATATAGCTCAACAAACTTCTCAAGATATAGCTAATACATTAGGCATAGAAAGTAAGACAATCACAGACATGGCTAATACAAAAAGAGATTTGACATTACTTCAGAGAGCTGAAGGTTTGTCTGAGGCTTCTCAAAACATAAAAGATTCTGGTCAAAACCTAGCTGCTGCACTTCAACCTCAAGGAGACTTTGTTTTAAACGAATTAGGCGAAACTGAAGATGAAGCTAGAAAAAGAAAAGCAGCAGAAGCTAAAGCAGCTAAGGATGCTAAAGATGCAGCTAAGAACGAAGGACTTACATAGGATTAAATAAAGAGTATAACATGGCTATAAACGATAAAGAGAATCCAGACGAAGGTACTCCTAGAAGTAGGAAGGATATACGTAAGGAAAGAAGGCAAATGAGAGCTATCAATGCTGATAGGCCTAAATTCACATATACTCCTGAAGGTGAAAAAGTAAAAAACCCACCCTTATATTCTAAAGAAGAAATAAGAGATGTTAAAAAACCTTTTGAAGCTAAGCCTAGTACTGTTGTAGCTGGAACTCCTGTTGTAGTAGATGATACTCCAGATGTTAAGTATATTAAAGCTGGATATGGATCTGGTAAAAATGAAGTTAAAGAAGTAAGTCAAGAGTTTAAAGCAGGCACTAAAGAAGCTGAAGAAATACGTAAAGACTCTGAAGCAGGTCAACAATTGGTTAAGACATTAGCTAATACACCTAACCCTGCTAAAGAAACTCAAGATATACTTCAAGTAAAAACTGATAACAAAACTGATTTAACATCTACTGAACAAGAGAACCTAACAAAAGCAAATAAAGAAGTAGGTAATGAGGTAAAAAATATAGATGATGCGATAACAAATGATGAGATAGATAGTAGAAATGCTATATCTAATATAGATAAAGTAGTTCAAAATAAACCTGGACAAGATGGTTGGATTGACACTTATGTTACTGAGTCATTTGAACCAGAGTCTAAAGAAGATATACTAGCAAGAGCTGCTGTTGCTGCTAGAAAAAAAGCCCCTCAATTAGCTATCGAAAAACTAGGTGTTCAAGATTATTATCCAGAGATAGGTAGAGATATTGCTGTAGGTACATTTTCTGGTAGTAGAATAGGCTCTCAAACTATTTACTCTGGTGCTGGAGGAGTATTGCCTTTAGGGTTGTACGATGCTAGAAAGAGAGCTATAGCGGCTGATATAAAAAAGAAACAAGCATTGATGGATGAGCTTAAAGAAATGCCAGATATTGCTAAACAATATAAACCTGCTTTTGCTCAGTATTTTTATAATGGATTAATGGATTATGTTGAGGCATATAAAGACAATCCAGAAGGATTAGCATCAGATCCAGGATATTTAAAGTTTATGTCAACCGAAAAAGGAGTAGCTGAAAACTTTTCTAAGACATCTGCATATCTATCAGATTTGGAAGAGAAATTAGTAGATCCTAAAACTGGGGAGCCAGCTGCATGGGTTACTAAAGACATGATGAGTATAATCAACAATGTTAAGACTGGTATGTTGCCAGGTAAGATTGAAGAGTATTTTTCTGGTAAAAAGAATATAGCAAAAGTTCTTAATACTGTTAGAGCTTTACCTAATGCTTTAAAGCAAGGAGATGAGATAGTTAAGACATTGATTAAGGATGGAGCTATTGAAAGAGCCATTAATTTAAAAACAGGTAAAGATTTTAGTCCAGAAGAATTAGAAGATTTGAATAATCTTGTTCAAAAGCTTAATAGTCCTAGTCCTGATTATGAAGTGTTCTCTGAGCTAAAAAGAAAATACTATGACTTTAACCTTGACAAGGTAGCTGAAGAATGGGTTAAGAATAATATGGCTGATCAATCTGATAAGGTTAAAGAAGAGGTTAAGAAAAGCATGGCTAGTTACATGTTTGAGCAAATGCCTAAAGAATCTATTATTAGTACTATTACTAAGCAAGCTAATAAAGCCGCTGAAAGAAGAGGTCAAGATTTAGATTATCAAAAAGCAATGGCTAGAATAAATGCTGATAAAGAAATGTTCTACGCTGACTTTAATAGACATACTAGTATTACTAGAGCTTTATATGAGGGTATGGAGAGACTTGGTAGTAATGATGAATCGGTTGATATATACGATGCTGGAGTGAATGGGAAGAATGGTTTAGAAATGGAGTGGGAAGTTTATGACAGTAAGGAGAAAAAATATAAATGGGTTAAAGGAAAAGAGATAAATTCTACTACCGATAGATATTATAAATCCGATAAAATTTCTAAGGATAATGTATATACCGCTATGCCTGTAGTTCATGTTCAACCTACTAAAAATAATATGCAGAAGAGTGGAAGTAATTACAATGTATCTACTTATGGTGTTGCTTATGAATCATTTATTGACATGGGTGATGGTTCTAAAGTAGGAGCTACTCAAATAAATGTACCCGTTAGAACTCCTTATGCTACTGCTGTACAAGGAGGTAAACTCAATGATGGTGTTATTGGAAGTTCTGATAATGCTGTTGGAGCTAAATTCCAAAGAACAGCTGGAAACATTTACGCAGGAGGAGGTAAAGGAAGGACTGGTGGTTCAAGTTCTCAATACAGTAGAGAATAGATAATAATATTTATCTTTGTTATAACTAGATAATAAACTTATGGCACTAAATAGCGATTTAATGAATACTCAAACAGGAGGAGAAGGAGAGACTGTACAAATACAAACTCAAGAAAGACTAACGCCTGAGCAATTTGATGTAAATATTAAAGCGCAAGAGACACCTATTGATAGTGAACCGCCAATACAACCACCTGTTCAAAGGGAAGGAATGGCAGAAGTTCAAAACACTCCCCCTTCAGAATTTGTTGAGGCTCAAGAATCATTTAATGAAGCACCTGTAGAATTACCAGAAGCAAATCCAGTTGTAAATCCTAGTGAAATATCAGCTGAAGATGATGGGTTTTTACCATTTGTAGATACTTCTATAAATGAAGAGGAGGAAGATACTTCTTTACCATTTATCAATACTGATATAGATGGAAATTCTAATGTATTTGATTCTACTGTTCAAAACTTAAATGAAGAACCATTAGATGATGGAGTAAACAATATTATTGAATTTCAAAAGAAATTTGGATTAACAGAACAAAAAGAAGAAGATAAGCCAAAACCTACCTTATTTAAAAACAATAGTTTTTTCAATATAAAAAGTGATTTAGAGGAGAATCTTACTGATGGAGGAAATGCAGATCAAGAAAGTTTAAAGGCATTAGGAATAGATTTCAACCCTAATGCTGCTAAATCAAATGTTGAACAACCACTTGTTGAAGTTACTTTAACTGAAGAACAAAAGAAACAATCTTTACTTCAAGAATATTATAATGCAGAAAATGAAATGCTATCTATTAAAGATAGAATTATTGTAGAAGAGAATAAACCAAAAGATAAAAAAAACTACGAAGTATTAGATGAGTTAAAAGCAAGGAATAAAGAATTAAATAATTTCTTAAAATCATTAGATAAAAAAGAAGATCTAAAAAGCTATAAGAAAGAAACAGAAAAAAAATTAGCTAAAGGTCAGAAAGGATTATGTAATGACCCTAATGCATCAAACTATCTATCTCCAGGTTCATGTGTTTATACTCCTGCTGGCGCACAAAAAGATATATATACATATCATCCAGAGAACTGGAGAGTAATGGATATATTCAATACTAAGTCTGATTATATAGCTAGAAATGTATTTTCAAATAGAGTACAGTTTAAAAAAGATTCTCAAGTAGGTTCTAGATATGGAGATAAAATACAAAGCGCATCTGATGCTAGTTTAGCTGTTTTAAGATTATTTGCTACTGAAGGAGATATAGAATATTATAAAAGCAAAGGTTTAAGTAGAGAGCAAGCCATGGCTGAACATACTCAAAGAGTCATATCTGAGTATGATTTTACAGCAAGAGAGCTTAAAGATATAGATAGATTACTTAAAAAAACTGTTGATTGGGCTAGGTCTGAAGGAGGAGCTTATAAGTCTGGAGAAAATGCTGGTAAGTTCAAGGCTGCTTTATTGCCTAACTGGGGTGTTTTAGCGGCATCAGAATACGAAACAAAAGATGGTCAGAAGGTAAAGCTTTTTAAAGGAATACAAGAAGATGAAGATCAAAAGAAAAAGAACAAAAATGGATATGGTATATCTCCATGGGATAAAAGTTCTTTTCAATACACAGATACTGAAGTAAACTCAAAAAATAATGACCCTTACTTTGTTCCTGCTTCTACTATAAGTTTATGGGAAAAAAATGGAATGATTACATTTGATGAGCAAGGTAATCAAATAAAAGCTAAAGGCCCTAAATTTAGAAGAGATGTATTCAAGACTCAAAAGACATTATTAAGAAGAAAAGATAAAGATGGTAATCCTTACTTACAGAGTACAGATCCTATTTGGGGTGTTGGCCTTACTGGAGTAATGGATAAGGCTACAGAAGATGCTTTAAAAAGATTTAATAATGATTCTAGAGTTAATAAGAAAAATAAAGTAGTAACAGATTTAAAAGGTACTGCTACTGGTACTGGCGTTGATTACGATATAGAAAGAGATAATCCATTTTATAAATACGATAAAACAGGTAAGATACCTGATATTGCATTTGGTAAGTTGAAGATGAAAGATATTCCTTTTGGCGCATGGAGAACTAGAAAAGATGCTGAAACTTGGGCTGCTAAAAACATGCCTAGTAATACAAAAAAAATATCTGGATTAGGAGCTGATGTAGTAAATCAAAGTCAATCTGATTTCAAGAAATATATAGATGGATTAGGAATAGGAGTTACTGTACAGCTTGAGGGCGGTGTGCTTGATTGGGATAATGTTGTTTTAAAAGCTCCAAAAGGAGTAGTAGCATCTGATTTAATTCTTGACTTAAATGAGGATGAAGAGAATGATTCTAACGATGCAAAACAATTAGAAAGATGGTTAAACTCTGTTCAAGAAAGTCCTGGAGATAAACTTGTTAGTATGTGGTCTGAAATATATGACCCTGCAAATGCAATGATTCGTAATGGGCAAATCAACTTAGATAGAGGTAATCAATTTTTTTATTCAGCAAAAGATAAAGATAAAAAAGATGTAACACTAGGGGTTACTGAAAAAGCAGAATTTTCTGATGTATATAAAAATTTACCATCTGATGATTTAATGACTAAAGGTATTAATTATTTTATGGGTATTGTTGAGTCATCTAAAAAAGGTGAAAAAGTAATTGACATTGATAAATTTGCTAAAACAATAGAGAAAGAGCAAAACAATATTGGATTACAAATTTCAGAACTTCAAAAAAAATCTCAACAATACTCTAGTACAATTCAACCTTATTTAACAAAATTAGAAGATTTAAAAAAACAAACAAGAGAAGAGCAAGATAAAATAAACAAACAAGTTGATGAATTAAAAGCGAAATTTGACAATGACTTAATTGATCAAAATGAATTTTCTTCTAAGATAGTTGAATATTCAAATAAAACAACCTTACTTCAACAAAATCTAAACAATGCTATAACTCAAGTTAATAATGCGTATAAGAACAATAAAGGTACGTATGATGAAATAACTAAGATACAAGACGAGATAGAAGATAAAAGAGGTCAATTAACTGGTATAGGTTCAGATCTTCAAAATTTATATGGAGTTGCTGTAAGTGATATAGCAAGTAAAGTTGAAAAACAAAATACTATAGTTGGTTCTTTAGCTTCTAGTTTTGTAAATGGAACTTTAAAGTCTTACATGGGTACAGCTAATTTAATGGCAGACACGCTTGATGCTTTGTTTGAGATTGAAGGCTCTCCAGATTCTGCCGAAAGAAAAAAAGTTCTTTATCAAGATTTTGTAAAAGGATTTTTAAAAGATTCTGGATTATATAAAGACCCTAAATCTGAAGGTTTTTTAATGCAATCAGTAAGTAGTGTTTTTGAGTCTTTAGCAGGGATGACCAATCCAATAACCATAGTAACAGCAGGAACTCCATTAGAAAAAATAGGAAAGATAATTGGCTTTGCTTCAACTGCTTATGCTGATATAGATTTAGAAGTATCTACTAATCCGAATTTATCTGATTTAACTGAATTTCAAAAGAAAGTAATTACTATACCTTATTCTATTGGAATAGGTGTGTTAGAAGATTTTGGATACGGAACTTTATTGAGAGGCGGAAAATCATCAATAGCAAAAAGAGTCCTTACTAATCTAGTATCTAATTCAATTAAATCTTTACCTAAAAACGCATCTCTTGAGCTTGTAGAAAAAGCAATTAAAGGAGAAGTAAGCAATAAGTTTTTTAAGTTATTTTCGGCAACAGCTAATGCGGCAGCTGGTGGAGCTGAAGAAGAAACTCTTTCAGCAATAGGCATGGACATTTTGTATAAAAACTTAATGGATTACACTTTTGAAAAAGATGTTTTTAATAAAGGAAACACTTGGAAAGATTACTTAAATATGACAGCTGAAAGTGCGCTTGGAGGAGCTATAGGTAATGGAGCTTTAGGTGGCACTTTAAATTCTGTGGATTTATTTAGAAAAAATAAAATAGAAGAAGTATCTACTCAAGATTATGACTTTTTTGTTCTTACAGCGAATGATAGTAAGTTAAAGGAAATATTTGCTAATTCAGTTAAGAATAAATTAGCATTAGGAGATATAAAAGAGGAGGATGCTAAGAGCTTAATGGAGAACTTTGAAAATCTTGCTGCTATAGACAGTAAGATAAGTGATCAAATAGATGGAAAAGATAGACCTAAAATGGCTAGCCTTTTAATTCAAAAACAGCAATTATTAGAAAAAGCAAAAGGACTTGATGAATCTCAAAAAGGATTACCTAATCCAGAATTAGAGAATGTTGATAGCCAAATAAAGGAAATAGTATCTAGAGCAGAAAATAGAATTAACGAAGAAAAGAAAAATGTTGAAGAAAACCAAACAAGGGTATCAAGTGAAGTCGGAGAAGGGCAAGAATCTGTCACAACCGAACCTATCGAAGGGCCAAGCGATAAAGAGACTGCTCCAAGTGGAGTGGTTCAAGAAGAACAAACAGAAGTAACACCTACAGAAGAAGTAACTACTGAAACTGAAATAACACCTACAGAGCCACAGAAGATTACATCTGTAATGACTACTGGAGAGACTCAATTAGAATCTGATTTAATAGGTAAAGATGTTAGTACAGGTAAACAACTTAAAACTGCTGATATTCAAACTGGAGAAGTTACATCTGAATTTAGAGAAGATAAGAATCCTACTAAAGGAAAGGTTGTAAATGTTGAGGCTGACCCTAAAAATAAGAATATTGAGCGATTAATATTAGAGGATGGTACTGTATTAAATAGAAATAAGAATACAGGCAACATTACTTTAAACAATAAAGTTAAAGCATCTACTGTAGATACAGAAGTTAAAGGTGAAGCTACCGCTAAGAACGAGTTTGATGAGTTATCTGATATAAATAAGATAACATCTCCTACTAAAAAGAATAAGGCGATGAAAGCGTTTAATGAAAAATATGGGGAGAAAGCTACTCGTATATCAGAAATAGATAGTAAATTTACAACCATTGTAAATAAACTAGAGAGTCAGAAATTAATTACTAAAAAGAATTGTTAATATGAAAGATTTATTAAGCCCACAGGAAATAGAAATGATTAATGAGTTAGGACAGATGGAGTTGGAAGCTAGCCAACTTTATTTGCATTTAGCTAACTCTATGAAAACTATAAACTTTTTTGGTGCTGCATCATTCTTCACTAATGAGTCAAATACAGAAAGAGAGCATTACGCTAAATTAGAGGACTTCATGAACAACTTAGGGGAGCAATTGGAGGTAAGAGCTATCTCTGCTGTTAAAGCTCCTATAAACGACTTAATGGAGGCTTTTCAAGCGGCTCTAGAAGCTGAGATGGATTTGTTAGGTGAGTATGAAGATGCATGGGAGAAATCATCTCCTAAGACAAAGGCTTTATTACATCACTTCATTGAGTTACAAACGGAGAGTGTTGGTGAGTATGGAGATTTAATTGCTAGACTAAGTAGAACTAGTGAACCTATTTTAATTGACCAAGAATTAGCAAAGTAATATGGCGGATTGTGAATACACGATAGCAGGAGATGATAGAATCTACTCTGAAAGCGAGTTCAAGAAACTTTTAAGTGAAGGTTATCTTGATAAGGTAATGATTGAGAATAAAATCAAAATTAGAAATATTAAGCCTAATGAAGAGTTAGCTAAAATATTTCAAATGCCTGCTGCTATTCAACCTACCGCTGAAATTAAGACAGAGGAAACTGTTACTCCTACCGCTGAGGTTAAAGCTGAAGAAGTTGTTACTCCTGTCGCTGAGGTTAAGACTGAAGAAACTATTACTCCTGTTGCTGAAGTTACTCCTACAGAAGATAAAAAGAAAGAAGTAATAAGAGATGGAAATGATTTAATTTTAAGACATGGAACTCCACATGATTTTGATAAATTTCAATTAGAAAAAATAGGAACAGGAGAAGGCGCTCAAGCATTTGGATATGGTCTTTATTTTACGGATGGATCTAGAATAGCAGAAGGATATGCTAAAAAATTGTCAAAAGATAAAACTGGATTAGTTTATGAGGTTAGAATAAAAAATGGAGCTACTAAAAACTGGGCTGAATGGAGAGAACCATTAGATCAAGATGTTGAAGATAAATTATATAACTCATTAACTAACGAAGAAAAAGCTGAATACCAAGAACATTTAGATAAAGCATTTTATCCCGACTCTCCAATTTATGACATGAATTATGAAAAAGATTATACTGGATCTTTTGATGATTTACAAAGAGATAAGTATGGTATTGAAACTTATGAAAAGCCTTCTGCTGTTGGTAATATTTATAGCGATTTAAAAGATGCTTTTGGTCAACAGAAAGCTACTGAAATATTCAAAAGAGCTGGTATTGATGGAATCAAGTATAGAAGCAGAAGAGGATTTGGCGATAATTATAATTATGTAGTATTTGATCCAAATTCAATAGAGATAATTAAAAAAGAAGCACCTATTAAACCTGTCACAAAAACAGAAGAAAAGGTGACAGAGCCTACTGCTGAAGAAGTTACTCCAGAAGCTAAACAAAAAAGAATAGAGACTGCTACGAAGAACTTTGCTGACTTCTTGAGAGGAGCTAAAATAGAAGAAGGTAGCGCAAGGTCAACTATTATACCTATTCCTCCTAAGTTATGGAATAAAGCTGTAGATATAGTTGCTGATTCAGTACAATCAGGCGGTGTATCATTGGGGAATTTTAGTGATTTTTTAGATGCAAGTATTAAAAATATTAAAGACAGCGATTTATTCAAAAGTTTAACACCTAAAGAAAAAGGTAGCTTTACTAGAAATATAAGAAAAGAACTGTCTAAATACGCTGCTGAACAATTTAATTTGACATTTGAACAAGCTGATATAAGGGGCGCTGAATTTACTGATTTAAACAATGAGTTAGAAACAGCTAAAACAACAACGCCTACAGCTAAACAATTTGAAACATTAAAGAATAAAGCTAAAAAGTTTGTAGAAAGAAATTTACCAGATGACGTATATAATAAATCTGAAGTAATAAAAGAAATCAATAACAACTTCGACAAAGTAAAAACTGTTGCTGGTATTCAGAAAGCTCTTGAAAGAGAAAATAAAAGAATAGAGAATAAAGAGTTTAAAATTGAAACAGCAGAAGCTAAACAAGCTGAAAAAGAGAGAAAAGCTACTATTAAGGAGATTATAAATTTAACTAAGCCTACTAGTCCTAAAATGATTTCTAAAAATAGAAGGACAGGTGTTAAGAAAGCAAACGTATCTTTAGATGCTCTACGTCAAATAAATGAAATGAGAGACAAAGGATTATTTGATAAAGATAATCTTGAAAGTAAAACTAAAGAAGAATTAGATGCTTTAAAAGAACAAATACAAAACATTCAAGCTGGGGGTAGAGCAGAAAAGAAATCGGAAACTAAAGAGAAAAAAGAAGTTAAAAAATCTAGCGAAGCTTTAATACTTGAAACATTAGATAAGCCAAATGCAACTCTTAATTCTGAAGAAGAAATACTTGATTTCATGGAGCGAAGAAATGGAGTAGTAGTTGTTGACAATCAAGTAATGAGCAAGAGTGCGTTTAAAGAATTTGCTAAAGAAAATGAAGATAAAGACTATACTGGAACTAAATTCTATATAAATAAAGATACTGAGTTAAAAGAACAAAAACAAGAGAAAAAAGGAGTTCTTAAGACAGCGAGAAAATATACTATGGCCGCTATAAGAGACTTAGATACTTACATGAAAGATATAAGTAAGGGATCTAAAGAACTTAGAGATTGGACTAAAGAAAATATATTAGACCCTACTAAAAAAGCTATATACAATAAAGTAAAAAATACAGCTAAATTTAAAGGAGAGTACAGAGATGCTGTTAAAAATATCTTTGGAGGTTTCAGTTCTGCTATTGATTATTTATCAAAAGATAGCGGTATATCTACTGATGTATCTGATTTAGAAGGGGTTAAAGCTAAAAAAATAAATAGAGACCAGGCTGTACATATATATGGATTAATAAATAATCCAGATGCAAAAAAAGCTGAAAAGAATATAGAAAGACTTAAATCTAAAAATCATATAGATACAGATAAAGTAAAAGCTTTAGTTGAGGGAGACCCTAAGCTAATGGCTTATTATGATTTCTTGAGAGAAATGTATGATAAGAAGTTTAGAGAAGAGTTTGGATCTACGATAGAAAATTTATATGGTATTCCTCTTGATAAAGGATATTATTGGCCAGAGCCAGCAGGAGTGTCTGAAACATTAGAATTAAACTTAGAGGGATTCAGTAATAAGGAGTTGTCTATGATTGCTCCTAACATGAGACAAAGAGACCCTAAATACAATGGTCCATTTGAGTTAGCTAATTCTTATGATGTTTATAATAGATATGTAGAATCAATGGTTCATGCTAAAGAATTTATACCTGTTATAGAAAATTCTAGAACATTATTGTCTGATGTAAATAGACCTAGAGTATTAGATAAATTAAATGATACTAACAAGTATAATGATTTGATTGACTTAATGAAGGTTGTCTTTACTGATAAAAATCCTTACAAGACTAGCAGTATGGATTTCTTAGCTAACTATACAGCTGTCAAGACACTATGGTTAAGATTAAAAGCTATACCTCAACAGGCATCAGCATTTTTAAATTACTATAATGCAGGATGGGTTGATGGAATAAATCCAGCTCAAATAATAGCATCAGTTGTTCCTAAAAATGCTACTGAAATTGATTTTGCGTTAGACTTCTATAAAGATAATCCTTACTTATGGGAGAGACTTAAAGGGGCTTCCAATCAAGAAATGAAAGCAATAGAGGCTCAAGTTGACACTGTTGTAAGTGAGTTAGGGAAGAAAGTCATAGACAAGGCTGTGTTTGCTGCTTTGTCACCTATTAAAGCTGGAGACTTTTTAGCTACTTCAACTCCGTTTGGAGGAGGTGCTTTTGCTATGGCTCAATTCAAAAAGAGATTTAAAGATAATGGAGGTGATTATCAAGATGCTAAAGATTTTGCTCTTCAAAGATGGTTTGAAGAAACTGAAAGAACTCAACAGCCAGCTATAGATAAATCTATTGTTTCTGCCGCTACTTATGATCCTATGTATAGATTCTTAGTTCCATTTGTCAGCGCTCAGAACTCAATGGGTAAAAAGATAGTTAAATCGGCAAAAGATATTCAAGATTGGAAAAATCTAACAAAACAAGAAAAGAATCAAGCTGTTGCTGATATGTTATATTATACAGTAGTAGGAAGTATTCCATTCTCATTGATGTCAGGTACTTTACTTACTGTATTAGATGTAGCTGAAGAAGAAGATGAAGAAGCAAAAGAAAACATGTTTGATAGAATTACATTTGATTTATTAGCAGATAATGTTATGTCAAATATTCAATCATTATATTTTGTCGGATTTGCTACTAATCTTGTTTTAAATCAAATGAGAGGAAGAGAGTATTTCAATGAAAGACCTCAAGGAGAGACAATAAATAGCTTTACTGACTTTGTTTCTTCTTTAGCTATGGCTTCTAGTGATTGGGATTTCTTGACAGAAGAAATGAAAAAAGATTACTTTGCTAGGTTCAAATTAAAAGGAAAAGAGCTAGAAGAATTTAATGATCTACCAGAAGATGAGAAAATTGATTACTTACGCAAAAACGCAGTTAAAACTGGAATTATAAGTAATGATAAGGAAAGTATCAGTAAATTCAAAGAAGAGTTCTCTAATCAGTCTAGATTTAATAGAATGGGTAAAAAAGGAATGGATGGATTTTTAAAACTTTTTGGTATAGACAAGCCTATGAATCTTTATAGAGATATATCTAACTATATTGATGACAATGGAACTTTTGAAGAACTTATATATGGAGAAGGAGCTGGAACAACAAAAGAGGCAGAACCTTTCTCTAAGAATGTTCCTAAACAATTCTTTGATGCTATTTTGTACAAACGAGACAATCAATTATTTAAGAGCTATTCAGATATTTTAGGAAAGCCAGAAGAATATTATGACATATATCCTTCTAAACCAGGAGGTCCTATATCAAATCCTGTATCAGAGCCAGATGTTAATCAATCTGAAAAAGAAGTGCAAGGAGTTATGATAAAACGTAAGAGACCTGGATTGAAGCGTATTGAATATGGAAACTGATAAAAATACTATATTATAAAAAATGTTAAATTTGTAACAATAAATCAAGATGAGCAATTTTAAAACTTCTTTGTTAGTTGATGGATGTAGTTCGCTACAGTTGTCATGCGATTGTAAGAAAATTACATTTAAGGACACTTCTAACTATGTTGATAGTGACATGCCTGGGCATTTGTCAACGGACTTTACAAGTAGAGTAATAACTATTACAAGAGGTGATGGCTCAACATTCCAGCTCATTACAGCTGATATAAGAACGAATAATCCTACTGCCTATCCTATGGCACAGCAAGGTATATCATATAACATTATACCTTCTCATTTAGCTTCTAATAACACTTTCACATACAACTTTACAAGTGCAGATGTGGATGGTATTTATTCTGTTGAATTATGTACATATCCTAACTGGAGGTCAGACGTATATTACGAAGCGTATTTAAAACCAATAGTTTTAAGAGATGGTAAATATTACAAAGCGACTGTATCATCTACTAACCTTGATCCAGCAGATCCTCTTAACGATGCTTACTGGACTCTTTATACTGATGTTGACACTTGTAATTCTACTCGTTACTGTGCTAGTGAGAGAGTTGTTGTTTTGTGTATCTCTATTGAAGATTGTTACAGACAGGCTGTCGCAGATGCGTTCTGTGGTATTCAGAAGAATCCTTGTAAGAGTATGTGCGATAATGCAGCTTTTATGAAGGCTATGAAGATGAGAGTTGTGATGGATGGATTAGAGTTTGCTGCTTGTGGATTTGATTGGGATAATGCTCAAGACCACATGGATATTTTAAAATCACTTTGTTGTTGTAACTAATGAGTTGTAATTGTCCAGATACTAATAAATGTCCTACCCCTACAACTTGCTTGTGTGGGTTTGAGACTAATATATATAACTCATCAGGAGTATTAATTGAGACTGTTACAGCTTATCCTACTGATTTTGAAGGAGATACGGTATATGAAGTATATAATAGCACAGTATTTGAACCTACGTTAGGTCAACCTTATACATTGTATATTTATTATAATTATGAGCTTGATAGATGGGAAATGTCTTATGGTAATGAAACTATAAGTTCATTTGTAGTAATAGGTGTTTTGTATGGTTTAGGGCCAGATGATTGTCCTATAAGCAACTGTTGGGATTTAGACTGTATTGCTGTTGGATTCTTTAGTCTAGGATTATTTAGTTTTTACTTCTCTTGGGATGGGGGATATACTAATGGTAAGAAGTCTTATGCTTTCTCTGGTGCATTCACCCCTTATACTGAGTTTAGATTATATTGGACTCCAGATGCTTCTACTATACCTGGTTCTGGTGCGCCTATAGGAACTCCAGCTTGGGTATTTGAAGGCTCTAACACTCCTAATGTTTATATTCCTATATCATATTACTTTAGCTCTAATCAATGTCCTTATGGGAATTACATATTTGAGTTTAGTAATCCTGTTAGTAGGATGGCGTTTCAAGACTTTGGTGTTACAGGATTTGATTTAAAGACTACTATACTTGATTGTGGATGTTGTGATACTGAGGTTGTTATTAATATAGATGGAGATGAATATACAGCTACAGTAGAATATGATGAATATGGGAATGTATTAGTATATGGGGGTGTTAATTATTATACTTTTACAATAGGGGAGAATACTTATTATATATTCTACTTAAATGGTCAATGGGTATTAAAAGGGGCTTTAAGTGTTAGTGGACCTACATTTGCCAATCTAACATCAACTAATGAATGTCCTTTTGGATCATATAATTCTGAATTATTTGACCTTGTTTTTGTTAAAGGCGTTAAATGTTTTGATTGTTGTGATTACGATACTCCTCAGAATAGAAACTTACTAAAGAAAAAGAAAGCTATCTTTGTAGATGAAATTTCTTCCATAAGAAATAAAGAGATATTTGGATTTAATTGTGGGCCAGAGTGGGATGACTTATTCAAGAAACACTTAATATTTGATGTATTGTGGTGTTTACCTTATGGAAAGATATGTGATGAAGAGCAACAATGCTTGATAAATAATTTGAATGAAAACTGTAATTGTTAAGATATGAGCTGTACTACTTGTGGAAATTTAGGATCAAATTGTTCATGTTCAGATAACTGTCCTACAAAGACATCTGACCTAACTGTATTTGATGGTAGTTTCAATATTATAGAAGTTCCTTGTGATGCTTCTTTAAATGATGTGTTGACTTTATTAGAGAGCTATACTACTAATATGGTAGCTGAGCTATCTACTATGACTAGCGTTACTATAGGGGCTGGGAATTGCATAGGCTTAGCTGCTGGTACTTATGGTATTCAGCAAGTGATTGATGCTATCTTAGTTCAGTTATGTGCTATACCATCATGTCCTTTACATGTAGATATTAATTATTCAGAGGGGAATATTTTAACAACTACTGTTTCTGGTGGTTTAGCTCCTTATACATATCAATGGTCTATTCAAGATAACGATGAAGATATATCTTTTACTAGTGGAACTACAAGTTCTAGTGTAACTATGGATGCTACTCCTGGTGTAAATGTATTTGGACTAGTTAAGTGTTTAGTTACAGATGACAATGGATGTTTAGCTTCAGATGTATTCTTATGGAGAAACCCAAAATTACCATAACAACAATTAAAATAAATTAAAATGAGTATAATAGTAAACAATACTGACAATCAGTTAAACATTAATAACAATGGTATATTAGATGTATATGCTGTTAGGTCTGTTAAATCTGTAAGCAAGTCTGTAGATGCTAGTGGTAATTATTACATTGCTATAAACTTTATAGCTAATGATAAGAATAATTCTTTGAGAATTAATTTAAGCGATGTATCATCTCCTGTTACATGGACTAATAATTTAACTGGTGCTAATGCTGCCTTAGCTGATATTAGAGATTGGTTATCAGAGGTTATTGATGTACAGATTAGTGAAGCTAACGATAGTATTCTTGTTTACGGATGGGATGGTACTACAAATAGAAAGATTAAGACTGATGCTAATGGTGAGTTACAGGTAGATGTATTAACTACTCCTGGAACATTTGCTGAAGATACAGCTCATATATCTGGTAACACAGGTGCATTTGTACTTGGCGTTAGAAATGATCTTAATGTACTTATGACAAGTGATAATGGGGATTATTCTCCTATAGCTGTAAGTGGCGCAGGAGCTGTTGCAATACAAGATGGTGGTAGTTCTTTAACTGTAGATGGTGGTAGTGGATTATTAAGAACTACTGGCATGATTAGACCTACTGGACTTGGTAATGTTAATATTACTGCTGGTTCTACTTTTTTCTCTGTATCAGTTGCTAATGTAGGATCTGCTAATGGAACTGTATTAGCTGGTGTTACAATTAAGCCAGGAGAAGTATTAAACTTCTCAGCAGATGCGATAAACAACTTCTTTGATTCATTTGCTTACAATGCTACTGGAACTGAGTTTATAATCATTTATGTCGCA